AATTTCCAAGAACTCCAAAATCAATTCCCTAAGCAGTCTACAAAATTTCCAAGAATAAAAATTTCCATTACTCAATATTTGACAAAATAAAAAATCTGTGTTATAATAAAATATCAAAAGGAAAAAATAAATAACTAACATTATATAATGGAGAGCCACAATTATTATAGTTTATGCAACTACCACTTTAGCTCTCCAAAGGAGACACCTAATGAACCTATTACATAATCTAGACTATACCCTATATACAGATGTAGAACGCGTTAGCGCCGCCACCAGCATAATACAGCAAAACGAAGAAGAACTAATAGTGGCTTTGGACTCCGCCCACCGCAAGGCCGGCATACAAGGCGCCGGCACTAATCCTAGCACCTCTAGTCCTTTGCGCCGCAACGCACCATCGGCCTACACCCAACTAGAAAAATTAGCTGACTACATACTATATGGGAAGAACAGTCAAAAGCTAACTAATCTTGTACAGCAGAAGCGTATACTCAAACCACAAACCGTCCACGACAGCTACAATAAGAAGAAAGCTGAAAGCCTAGAAGCCTTGCAAGAATCACCAGACTTTCCTACTCAAGAAGCAAACCTAAAGTCATATGAAGAAAAAAACAGCTACACAAATCCCCGCCCAACTATAAAGCGCCCAAGCGCTGATGGTACTGACCCCGGCGATAGCCTTATTCCTGGCATGATTGAGCTATGGGACAGCATTGATAGAATAGAACGCCAGCTACGTATTTGGCACGGTCAATTACAGCCCGCCACCGAAGAAGAGAAACTCATTCTCACCACTTGGAATGGTTTGTTAGCTTATCGAAAGAACCATTTGCTTATTGACTTACGGAAACACCAATACTATTTAAAAAACAGCTACTGCCCGCCTATTCCCGCCCACCACACCTTTCCACATAGTACTCCTATAAATTGGTTTAGTAATGCGGGGTATTGGACAGAAGCAATGGGGGATAGGTTTGAGGAAGACTACAAAAAGCATTCCACCCATCATGCTATGCCTACCCGCATAATAGGATTTACAGAAAGTGTTAGGGCTGACATAAGGAAAAAAAGTGCTGTGTCTTCCCGCACATTACAGCCGCCGTTCTTTCCTATTGTGCCGGCCTGCGCATACACAGGAGGAACCTATTATGATTGTACCAATAAGCTGCCTTCTTATTATGCCATTCTTCCTACTGCTAATGGCGGCAACCATATAAGTAGTCCTTTTTCTTCTCTTTGGCACTTTCTTTGTACTTCTGGCGGCGAAAATATAAGAGAGGATAAGTGGTACTCTTACATGACTTATGAGGGAATACAATTCCGCATTCAAAAGAATTATTGCTTCGCGCGCCTAGAGTATTGGCGGCCTATAAAACAGCATACTTTAGACCTAACAAATCCAAAGCATATTTATCAGCTTTTTGAACATTATAGTAGTCTAAAGGAAAGTTCTTATGATGATTTGAATGGGCAAATGAAGTATATACTTATGACACTAGATGATTTACAAGATGATAGTGAATTGACTCTTATTCAACAGCATATTTTAGATAGGAAAGTGTTGAAGTATACGAATGAACGTATAAAGAATGAGTTGAAGCAATTATATAACGTTAGTTACAATGTGAATTATATTTCTACTTTATATAAAAACACTTGTAAACAAATTGCAGAGACCGCTACTATACAACAGTTAAAGTTCGATAATCGCGCGAATCCCTCTATGTGGAAAACTTGCACTTGCTGCGGCAAGCGCCTATTACGCGATTCTCACTTTTTTGTAAGGAAGAATGAAAATCGTGATGGTTTCGCCGCACGCTGTAAAAAGTGTGATAAAATAATAAGAGATAAGAAGGTGCAAAATAATGGCTAAAATGGTTTGTCGTTATTGCGGCTCTTCCAAATCAAATCTGGACTTTCCAAAAACTAATGCTATTTGGTTTAGACAAGGATACTGTGACCTTTGCTTTGACTGTTTGCATGATATTTTTGATTATCAAGACTTGCAACAAGTAGATAAAATGTTGCAATATTTGGATGTTCCTTTTTTTCCTGACGATTGGATAAAGTTATTTGAAGATAATGGCGCGACTACGCTTCGCGCCTATATCCTCAAGAATCAAGCAAGATTGGAACGTCCAAACCGCGTGGATTGGACAGAAGTAAATAATACTTGGAAGAATCGTCAAGATAGTAACATGCTGAATAAGTATGTTGAAATAATGAATGAAGAATGGTTAGCTAAGGCGCGCAAGCGTTGGGGCGATAACTATACTTCTGATGAGTTGGAAGTAATGGAGAAGATGTATGATGATACTGATCATACACAAAACATTATTACTTCTATACAGAAAGATCAGGCAGAGAATCTCTGCCGCCTAAGTATAACAATTCGTAATAAAATACGTAGTGGTGAAGATGCTAGCAAAGAACTAAAATCATATAATGACCTTGTGAAGGCTGGCGGCTTTGAGCCTAAGAACTCGCGTAATTATGGTGAGCTAGAAAGCGTTGGCGAACTTATGAATTTCCTCGTAAAGAAAGGCTATACGCCGCAATTCTACGATGGAAAGGATAGAGATTTAGCTGATCTTACTATCCATAATCAACAAACTTATTTGCGGCGACTTGTACAGAATGAGCCTAATCTTGGTGAGCTTGTACGTGAACGTGCCGAAAGCTACAAGATTTCTCAACAGCTAGCAGAAGAAAATCGTACAGATGAAGAGCTAGAATCTTATGACACTAGTGCGCCCGCCATTGTAGAATATGATGATGATGACGGTGGTGAGATTACGGATGAATGAAAAGATTGCTACTAAAGATGGCATACAGATTCAGAAAGGCTTTATACTAACTGAGGACTGGGTGCTGAGGAATAGAGAAGTAATTGAGAAATGGCTGAATTGTTTTATTGCATATCCTGATATTATGGTGGATATTTACACTCCCACTTCTTCTACCTTTAAGCTATTCTTTTATCAACGAGTCTTTATGCGCGCAACCATGAGATTCCGTTATGTATTTGGTACTTTTACGCGCGCTTATTCTAAATCTTTTATGGCGATTCTTACACGCATTATTCGCTGTGCACTTTTACCTAATGAAAAGAGTTTTATTTGCGCGGATGTAAAAAAGTCAGGCGTAAAGATTGCTTCTGAAAAAATCACAGAAATTTTCCGCTTATTCCCGCTGTTAGAAAAAGAAGTTCTTGTCAAACACGAAAGCAATGATTATATAGAAATTATTCTTAGAAATGGTTCAATGTTTGACGTGATTGGAACTACGCAAGGCACGCGTGGTGAATAAAAATTTTCTATAAATTCTAGTTTGATTATATGAAGTCATTACATTTCTTTATTACAATAATATTGTAAGGAGGGATAGATATGACAGGATATATTTATCATATTATAAATAAAACTACCCAAAAGCACTACATAGGTATGACTACTAATATTGACCAACGATTATATAAACATTTTCATACATTAGCAAAAGGTCATCATGTTAATAAAAAACTGCAAGAAGATTATAATTTATATGGCCGGGCAGATTTTTATTATACTATTCAGCAATATGAAGTAGAATCTCGTTTTGAATTGGGACAAATAGAGATAAAAGAAATCAATCAATACGATTCGGTGAAAAATGGATATAATATTGATACTGGCGGTCAATTAGGTTCCCAATCTAATATCAATTTTTTGACAGAAGACCAAATTATGATGCTTTTTGCACAACAATATGATAATGGCAATCATAATTTATTGATACTGGCTAAAGTATGTGGTAGTCATTCTGATTCTATTCAAAAATTATTTTCTGGATTGACTTTTCTCCCTTTGAGAGATAAATTTGAAAACTTACCAGAAGAAGAAAAACAATGGTGGGTACAACAATCAAGAGAATATTTTCAAATAGACTTACAATTTTTTTCTAATGCTTGGCTGACTAAAAGAGATTGTTGCGGCTTATTAGCCATGAACGAATTTTCTAGTTATTATGGTACAGAAATTTGTTCCTGTGTGGGATTAGGCAGTGAATCACCATTTCGGAATCTTTTAGCCGGCAATACTTATAAAGATTATAAAACATACTATGATTCTTTATCATTAGAGGCAAGAAAACAATATTACATTGAGATGAATCAGCAATTTGATTTTGAATTGTTTCATCAAACTTATACAAAAAGTAAAAAAAATGGAGTATGTCATTTTACTAAGAATCAAGTGTTTTATATCTTAGACCAAGTATTGAATAAGAAAAGAACTAGAGTAAGTGTTGGTAAAGAATTAGGCGAAGACCCTCGATTGATAGGGCATGTTTGCGCGGGTAGAAGATATAAAGATTATTACAAAGAATTTATAGAAAATGCGTATGCCACGAATAAGCAGTAATGTTTATTTAGAAAACGGAGAAAAAATCTGGAACGCTAAGTCATTTTATGATATGCTAATCAGAGCGGAAGTAATAGTGTAAAAACTATTACACGCGCAACGACTAGAAGGTGAACCTTTTGATAAAAAGAATATAATCCTTCCACGAGTCTCCGTCTCCACTTTTTGTGGATGAAAAGATAGTCTAAACTGGGCGAAAGCCGATGAAAATAGGGGAAACCCTCAGAGTTATAGATAAAAAGCTATAAGATAATAACAAAAATGATACGTAGAACGGGGGGCGTTTTGGAAGAAGCGGCGCTTCTTGATGGCACAGAAGTTAATGAACGTGTACTTCCCACTCTTAACGTGTCGCGCAGAGATATTCTCGGTCGCATTACACCAGGTGAGAATACACAATCCCAAACATGGATTACCTCCGCCGGCCCGAAAGCCTGCTATGCCTATGAAAAACTAATTGACTTTACTGTAATGTCAGTTCTTTCTCCTAACACAGCGTATATTGCTGGCGGCGATTATCGAGTTCCCGCGGCGGCTGGATTACTAGACGGTGGCTATATTGAAGACTTAAAACTATCTTCAAGTTATAATGCTGATTCTTTTGGTAGAGAATACTTATCAATATGGAGTGGGTCAAGCTCTGATAGCTGGATAAATAGCGACAAACTTCAAAAATATCGTACCATTTTGCGTGCCGAACGTCAAGCCAGTGCCCGTAGTGTTGCTGGCGGCGCATGGTACATGTGCGCGGTTGACGTTGGCAGATTTAGTTGTAATACTGTTATTACAATAGTAAAGAATGTGCCAAAAGAAACTTATTTCCAAAAACGCTTGGTAAATGTTGTTGTTATCAATGGAGATAAATTTATTGACCAGGCCATAAAAATCAAAAAACTGCATAAAGCTTTTCATTTCCGTGAGATTTGTATAGACACAAACGGTATTGGTTCTGGCTTGACTGATTATATGATGGATACTCAAATAGATCCTGAAACTGGCGAAATGTTAGAACCACTAGGTATAATCAACGATGAAAACTACCCCAATCAAGATCCAAGCTGGGAACGAGTAGTATACGCGCTAAAAGCCAATGCAACTCTTAATACACAAATTCATAGTAATTTCTATACTCAAGTTACTGGCGGCCACGTAAGATTCCTCGCCCATGAACGTGACGCGCGCGGTAAGCTAATGGAGACTGTGAAAGGTCAACGCATGACGCCACAGAAACGTGTTGAGTTCTTACTTCCATATGAAATGACTAGTCGTCTATTTGATGAAATTAGCAATCTAAAAATCAAAAACACGGTCTCGAATTTAGAAGTAGAACGTATTAGTTCTCGTATACTAAAAGACCGTTTCTCAAGCTTTGAATATAATCTATGGCGCATAAAAGAATATGAAGATAAATACTATCGTCAGCGCCGCCGTAATAGAGATATGAGCAAGTATTTATTCTTTACTAAGGGGAGGTAATGTTAATGACAGAGGAAGAACGGCAAGCTGCACAAAAGTTTGCCAATTTTAAATCTCAAATAGATAGTATGAGTAATAAACGTGTAGGTACTAGAGATAATGCTTACACAGTTTATCCTACTTCTTCCGATCCTGTAAGTTGTCACTATTACAATATGAAGGAAGTTATTTCTACTCTTACTTATGGTTCACCAGAAGACTTACGCGAACTAAGTAAATTTTATTATCGTTATAGTGGCATTTACAAACGGACATTGCTATACTATGCTAATCTTTTGCTTTTTGATTTTGTAGTAGTACCGCGTCGTATAGGGAAGATTGCGAAGAATAAAATTCAAACTCGTTATGATAATATACTAAAGTTTATGGATAAGTTAGACTTATCAAAAGCTTTCCATGAAATTACGCTTAAAGTGTTGGAGAATGGTGTATATTATGGTTTCTTCCGTCAGTATGATGATGGATGCGTATTCCAACAACTGCCTTCTGAATATTGCCGAAGCCGCTACAAAAACTCACAAGGTATTGATTTATTAGAGTTTAATCTTTGCTATTTTGATTCTATTAAAGACCAAAGTCGTCGCGAAAACATGCTAACACTTTTCCCGCCAGAAGTAGTAAGACAATACAATCGCTATCATAATAAGCACGCGACTAATATTACGATAGACAGCTGGTATTTAGTACCCGATACTTTAGGTGTTGTATTTTATTTTGGCGACTTCATCCCACTATTTGCTACTGCTATTCCGCAAGTTCTTCGTTTAGATGAAAGTAATATTCGTGAAGCAAAGCGTGACCAGCAGGAACTCCGTAAGATTCTAATCAATAAAATGCCTATTGATAGCAAAACCAATGAACCGGTTTTCTCTATTGAAGAAACTGCTGTAATCCACGAAGGCATGGTTAATATGTTATCAGGCAATGATGAATTAGATGTTATTACAGGTTTTGGTGATATGAAGTTAGAAGATACTCAATCTTCTTCTTCTCAAGCTCAAACTAATAAGACTGAAAAATTTGAAGAAAATCTATATGCTAGTTTAGGTATTTCAGCACAGCTATTTAATGCTCAAGGCAATACTGCTTTAACTTATTCAGTAGATAAGGATACTAGCATGATGTATGGCTTCTGTGAGAAGTACACTAATTGGTTACGTTTCCTTCTCAATGATAAATTTGGTGACGCGAAAATCCAAATTAGTGTTACTCTTTTGCCTACTACTGTTCATAATCGCGCGGATATGATGGATTTATACTTAAAGGGCGCGCAGTATGGTTATTCTAAAATCTTTACTGCTGTTGCGCAAGGAATCAAGCAATCTGAAATTAGTGACATTATTTACCTCGAAAATGATCTACTTGACTTGGATACAAAAATGGTTCCATTACAATCTTCTCATACTTTAGGAAATTCTGAAAATTCCGCGGAAAAAGGTAAAATAAATACCAATAATAAAGACAGTAATAATGAACCAGGGCGCCCCGAACTGCGGGACAGCAAAAAAAGTGATAAAACGATTTCTAATAGAGACGCAATGTAATATAAGGGGGTAGGCCCGATGGCTAATCAAATTCCAGTTAGTTTTGATATTCAAATAACAGATAAACTGGTTCCATATGAGCTAAACCCAAATATGAGCAAAACGCGCGTTAGCGTATTTCGTAAGTATGGTAATGCAAATGGTAGTTACTTTACAGATGAAGTAGCCAATAAAATGGTAGAGGAATTACCCGGTTCTCCTATCATTGGCCGCTTCGTAGCAGAAGATAAAGATTTCAGCAGCCATCTTACAATCAACGATACTCGCGCGTATGGCTTTGTGCCGCCAGAAAATGCTCATTTTGCTTGGGAAAAGCGAACAGAAGCTGATGGTAAGGAATATGAATATGCTTGCTTCGATGCTGTTCTTTGGACAAGTCGCTATGATGAAGCCAAGATTATTCCTTCCAAAGGTCAATCAATGGAACTAAATCCTCGCACTATTACAGGTGATTGGCGCGAAGTTGATGGAGAGACATACTATGTTTATAATAGTTGCTCTGTCTATGGCCTTTGCGTGCTAGGGGATAATGTGCGGCCTTGTTTCGATGAAGCTTGCTTCTATGAAGCACAGGATGGTAAAAATAATATCGAAACGATACTTTCTCATATGAAAGAAGAAATTCAAAATAATTTTTCTCAGCTAGTTGCTGAGAATAAAGGAGGTATAGAAGAAATGGGATACAAAGTAAACTTACCTCAAGATAATAAGATTCAAGCTCTTTTCGATGCTGTGAATAAGAACGTAGACGAGAATGGCGAGCGTATTGTTGATTATGCACTAATCAATGTTACCGATGACCATGTTGAGTTTGGCAGCATTGTTGGTGGCAGTTATAAGAGCGTGAACTATTCTCTTGATGAAAATGCCGTTGTACTTGGCAAAGAGGCAGAAATGAACGTCGTTCTTTTCAATGAAGAAGACAAGGAAGCTTTTGATGCTTTCGCCGCGATTGGTGGAGAGAATCATTCTGTTGTAAGTGCTTTGGCAAAGTATAATGAAATATCTGCGGCTAATGAACAGCTAACTGCTGATCTTGCTGCGGCTAATACTAAGATTGATGAGTTCACTAATAGCGATTATCCTTCTCAGATTCAAGCACTAAATGATAAGATTGCTGCTTATGAAGTTCGTATTGCAGAATACGAAGCTAAGGAAAATGAAGCTATCGCGGCTCAAAAGGAATCTGTTATTGATGAGTATTCTGAGCTTGTCGATGCTGATGTACTTGAAGAAGTAAAAGAAAATAAAGACGCTTTCTCTTTGGAGCAGATTGAGAGTAAGCTTGCTATCAACTTCGCTCGTAAGAACAAGCCGTCTCATGGTAGGGTTCCCTCTTTGGAAGAGGACGAAAGCAACCCAACTCTCAGAATTTTGAATGAGTATAAGAAAAAGAAGGGGGAATAACTAATGGCTATTCAGCGTTTTAAGACTGAAAAGTATGCTACTATTGAGCTAAACCATGTCAGCTGGCCTGAGACAGCTCGCGTTTTTGCGCAGCTTCCACTAAGTGCTGACTTTACCGATGACAAGCCTTGTGAGAATGGTATGTGGCTTGTTTATGATGATGTAAAGGGTGTTGCACGTCCAGCAGAAGCCGCGACCGAGCATGTTGGTGTTATGTATCTAAACGAAAAGGAATATAATCCTTATGTTAGCGGTATGAATCAGTGGGCACTAAAGCCAAATACTTGGTATCCTCGTATTGGTATGCCAGAGGTTCAAGACCGTTATACCACCAACTGCTTCTGCTATGACACTACTGATTTTGCTGATGATGAGACTGTTATTACCGCTCTAAAGGCGATTGGTACTACTCCTCTATATCTAGTAATTGAGCCAGGCCAGGCTGCGCCAAAGCTTGCTAAGGCTGCTGCTGGTACTACTGTTGCCAAGGTAATTAAGTTCTATACAATGCCAAATGGCGAACCAGGCATCAAAGTTTCCTTTGCTGCTTGCTAATTTGTGGGAGGTGTAATTATGAATAAGGTTCTATATGATCTAGCTGATTGCGCTATTCATAATCGCGTTCCTGCGAATTTTGAAGGCACAGTTGAAGATGTTGAAGGCGCTCTTCGCGAAGAGTTCCGTAAGCTTGCTGGCGATTACAATATGTTCCGCCGCAATAAGTATGATATTTATGAGCTAATTCAGACTCAGGTTGACGATATCCTACCCAATAAGATTATTTCTGTTTTCGGTATGTTTGCTGAAGTACAGCGTTTTGCTCAGGGCACTAAGCCAGTATTCAAGCGCCGTCTTGGTAAGTCTCGTGCGAAGCAGTTTGTAACTAAGGTCGGCCCAGCTGGTACTTATGAGACCTTCCGTCTTGATAGCACTGACTTTACAATCGACATTAGCGCATATGGCGCGGCTGTCGCTATTGACTTCGAGCGTTATCTCGATGGCCTAGAGACTCTAGCTGAACTATATGATATCGTTGTCGAGCGTATGAGCGATATCCTCTATGAGGAAGTTCAGAAGTGTCTACTTGCTTCTTGGAATAACACTGGCCGTCCTGCCGCGAATAAGAAGACCGTTAGTGCCTTTGATGCTACCGCAATGGTTCAGCTTTGCAATACTGTAAGTGCCTATGGCTCTCCTGTTATCCTTTGCGCGCCACAGTTTGCTGCCGAAATGAGCAATCAGATTTCTTTCACTAACGCTACTCCAAACATTCCAACTAAGGATTTGGACGAAATTCGTGAGATTGGTTACATTGGTCGCTTCCGTGGTTATCCAGTAGTCGTACTACCACAGAGCTTTGAAGATGAAACCAACACTAAGTTTGTTGTCAATCCAAAGGTTGCGTATGTGCTACCTGCAGGTAAGGAAAAGCTAGTGAAGATTGCCTTTGAAGGCAACACTATCGTTGATGACTACAAGAATAAGGGCGATCGTTCTATGGAAATTCAGACCTACACTAAGGTTGGTGTTGGTATGATTACTCCTCTTAACTATTGGGGCATCTACGAAAATACTGGTATTGTTGCGGAAGGCTGGGACAATCTAGGTTAATATATAGGGAGAGGTACTCCCTCTCCCTTTTTCTTTTTGGAGATAAAAGGAGGTTACTATGAGCGATACTCGTTTAGTAGAAATTCAGAATAAGACGCGTGGCAGCTTGGTATATTCAATTCCAGCGCTTCGTGTACGTAGGGAGCTGCTTCCTAATATGAAGCTACGTGTTCCTTATGATGAAATTCAGGAAAGCATTTGCGATTATGGCATTCGTAAAATGTTTGAACTTGGCTATCTAATTTGCACCGCACGTAACGACAGTGATGATTTAGGTCTGACTGAACCAGAAAGTGCGCTATCTGATACGACTGATAGTATTGAAGATATTTTCAAGTCTGGCGATAAAAGTAAGATCTATCTTCTCTTCAAGAATGCCAACAAAGGTGAGCAAGATGATATTATCAATTATCTTGTAAGTTCTCACACATATGACAATACTATTGTATCCTGGTGCAAGAAGTTTTTTGACTACGACCTACTTGCGGCGCTAAGTCTAACCAACGTTGAAGAAAACTAAGGGGTGAGCTTATGGGAACCCCATTTCAAGCTGTTTATGATGCCTTTCTCGCGCGGGTAAATTCAGATGATTGGATTGTCCCCGATGATATGTGGATAGCACAGCGAGACTGGTTTGAATTTTTGAAAATGGCAATTTTCCGTTTTCGTTTCCCAAGAATAAGTCTTGCTTTTGATGCAGATAACAGCTGCTTTATTGAGGAGATTGGACTTGCAGAAATTCAAGTCTTAGCCACTTATATGAAACATGAGTGGGTAAAGCGTTGTGTTGCTTCTTGGGAAGAAATAAAAATGTTATATTCTAATAAAGACTTTTCTCAAGCTAATCATTTAGATAAACTAATAAAACTATCAGAGCAATGCCAATTAGAGTGTATCAAAACTGCGGCAACGTATAGTCGTTCCAATATGGGTAAGCCTTTTGATTACACTCAATTTGCGGGAAAATGTCATGGCAGAACTATGCACTGAAACATTTGACTCGTATAAGCTAAAAATCAAGAATAGACTTTATGGTTTGCTTTGTGAAAAAGAAAAAGAAGGTCAGTGGGAACGTTTTCTCGACACAATTATAATTGAATTGCTAGGCTATCAAAGAGAATTAGATAGTATCAATTATTGGGCACTATTAGGTAAGCTGCAAAGTTTACGCTATCTTTCTTATTCATATTTTCGCCGCACTATATTTGAATGCATGAATTTGGTTGGTGCTTTATGACAGATATATTGAATTATTATGATGTATATCTTGCCCGTGTCAAGAAACATGGCGCTACCCATAAAGAAAAAGAATATAACTACGGTATTGCTAATTTTGAGAAATTTCTGCGCGAATCTCCTAGTGCAGAAGAAGTATTGATAAATGGCACACCTTTTATGGCGTCTATTGCTTCTAATAAACAAGACCAATATAAATTAACTAAAGAAATACTTACTACTCTTACTACTCCAATAGAACCTGGTTCATTGGTGAAATGGAAAGATGCTTGTTGGCTGGTTTATCAAAAAGAGCTTCAACCAAATCAGACATATAATTCTTGCTTTATGACGCGTTGTAATCATCTTCTCAAGTGGATTGATGACTATGGTGTTGAGCATAAAACTTGGGCTTATGTGCTTAGTAGTAAAGATAGTCAAGTAAAACAGAACTTTAGAACATGGAATAAGCTTATTACCGCTGAAAACAATCAATATATAGAGCTTCTTACTCCTGCTCAAGATAGTATTATTCTTGGTCAAAAATTTATTATAGATGATCGTGCTTGGTTTGTTACAGAATATGACAAAACTAGTTGCGCAGGCTTGAATTATTATTCGCTTGTTGAGGACACATATGATCGTCTTGATGACGATAAAGAGCAAGAACTTGCTAATATCAAGAATCTTGGTCTTTACCATATTGAATGTGATGATATCACTATTGCACTTAATACAGCTTATAGTCTTGCACCATTAGTTTATAAAGGTGATAAGCTAATAGAAAATAAAAAGTTAGGCTTCAAAGTCGAAGACCAAATGATAGCAGAAGTTTTGTATGATGGCGGCGACCCCATGGTCATTCCATATATTACTGGCTCTACTACTCTTACAATTTTCCTAATTGACCAGCCGCGAGTTAGGAAGAAAATCAACGTAGTGGTAACTGAGAATGAAACAATAACTACTTATGCTTTAGTAGGAGATAGTTCAATTAAGACTACCGATACTCAAGTATATCGAATTATCAAAACAACTAATATTAATGAATATTTACCAATTACCAGTTTTGCAATAGATGATGACACTTTGGCAACGGGCCACATAGAAAATGGTACTGATTTGTTTATAACTGCGAACGAAAAGAATAAACTTGGTACATTCATCTTGTCGGTAACATCTAATGAAAGTGTCTTTACTAAGCAAATAACAGTACGTTCGCTATGGTCGAGGTGATGGTATGAGTCAACGAAGATTTAATGTAATGGGAGAAAACATTTTTGAAATTGCGAAACGTTTGTCCCGCAATCAGAGACTTTGTCGCTTATTGCATTATACAGATACTACACCTTTTTCAGAAGAAAAACCAGATGTAAAAGGGATTGATCTTTTACATAAAAACATTTTAGTTGTGCCTAAAATTTCTGATGATATACTTGAAAAGGAAAATTTTATTATTGTCTTATTTGATAATTTTGTTATTGACGACAATAATAAAGATTTCAAAGTTACCACTGTACGTTTCAATATCATATGCCCATTTGACGAATGGCTTTTGGAAGAAAATTCTTTACGTCCTTATCTTATAATGGAAGAAATAGATAAAATGTTCAATGAGGAAAAATTAGCGGGAATTGGTAATTTGAAATTCTCTAATGGAGAAGAACTTATTATTTCGCCGCAACTAGGCGGATATAATTTAGAGTATAGTGTTCATGAGTTCAACTAAGGCTGAATTTGATAATGGTACTTTACTTGCGGGCACACCAATAGTATTGCCTAATATTTGTACAATTTATCCGCCATCAATGCGACAAATTCTAGCTAATTCTACTCAATATCAAGAAAATCTTTTCTCTATTATTGGGGATTTGAAGCAAATACAGAAAATGGATAAAATAGATATTTCTAATTTTGAACTAATGATAATTTTTTGCGCGAAAAATGAGGAATATAAAGCTAAAATCATTTCTGCATTTTCTTTCTTTACTAAAGAAGACATAATTATTTTACCAGAAATTTTTGCTATCCAAATAGGTAAACCACGCTTACGTGAAAATTTACTTACAAAAGATAATTTTCCAGAATTTCAACGTATTGTTCGGGCTATGACTCGAAAAGGGGAATATGAGTTGGAAGACAGCGAAAATGCAAAGGTGAAAGAAATACTCCAAAAGTTTGAAAAAAGAAAAGAAGTACTGGCGCGAATCAATAAAGATGATGTTATTGATATACCTACAATGGTATCATGCTTAGCTTTGCGTTATCAGGATTTAGAAAAAGTTCTTGATATGAAATACTATTCTTTTCTTGACCAATTTATCCGTATGGGATATGAAGAGGATTATAATACGAACCTACGTTCTGCTCTTGCAGGCGCTAAGGTTCCTAAAAATAAAATGAAATATTGGGTTCGTCCAATCCAAGAAGAAAAATAATAGGAGGTTTATCTCATGGCTCAGAATATTTTTGAACAGTTCGGTCTGAAGGAAGTCGCCAACGTTCAGTTTGAAGCTCTAGAAGATAATAAGCGCCTTGATGTCAAAGCTGGCGACATTGTAATGTATCTGGATACTCTAAAGGTGTCTACAACTGAAGTTACTGCCGACCAAACCGAGGCTAAGGGCGGTTGGGGTAACCCATCATTAATCATTTGGGACTTCAACAAGGAAATCAATCTTACTTTACAGGATGCGCTATTCACTATGCAGTCTCTAGCTGTTATGACTGGTGCGGCTGTAAAGAATGCTAGTTCTAGCGATAAGGTCAAGGTTCGTTACAACGAGGAAGTCGTTGGCGCAGAATCTATGACTCTAAAGCATACTCCTGTTGGCGCTGTCAAGTGGATTGACATTACTACTGGCAAGCGTGGCCAGGTTGCAGATGGGTCTGCTACTGTGGCACTAACCGCACTTGTTGGAGCTGCAGAAGGTGATCGTATCCGCTTCTTCTATGATGTGGAAGCTGATGGCGCCACCGATAACATTGCATATGAAATTACTATTTCTGCCGCGAACTTCCCAGGCACTTACCGTGTGTATGGTGATACTCTAGTTCGTAACCGTAATGGTAAAGATTCTCCCTATCAGTTTGTAATCAATCGCGCAAAGGTTGGCTCTGAAGTCACCTTTACGATGGAGGCTGAAGGTGATCCAGCGGTATTTGACCTTAACCTACGTGTCCTACGTGACGACGATGGTAATATGATAAAGTTCATCAAGTACGATCTTGGTGATGCTTACTAAGAGAAGGGGCGTAGAAATACGCCCCTCTTTTTTATTATCTTGCGATAAAAGGAGAAAGGTGATGAAATATGACTGACCAGTATTTTGGTATGAAGGAACTTTATCAAGTAAAACTTCGTGCTGCTGAACGTATGTTTATTGGCAGTAAACAAGTGGATAAAGGAGAGCCGGTAACATATTTTGACCACATACAGATTGCTAATGTATCTGAAACAGTTGTACCTGTTACAGCGCGTGGTGGTAGAAACAATGACGCGCTAGTAATTTGGGAAGATAGAAAGGAAGTCAATTTTCGTATGAGCATGGGCGTGCTTAGTGATATCGGTTTTGCATTACTAACAAATGCAAAAATTATGGATAAGCGACCTGATATTCTACCAATGAGTGTCTCAGAGAAAATAGAGATTAATGATAAAGGAATAGCAACATTACTAAATCATATTCCACTAGAACATAAAGATTATCCTATTTTTTGCTTTATTTATGAGAATAAACTTTTACAAAAGAAAATAAAACCTTTATCTATTGATTATGAAAATGGAACATTGCAGTTTGATGGATCGCTTGCAGGTCAAACTGTTATGATAGATTATTATTATAATTATAAAAAGGACTCAAGTATTTATATACTTGAACGGAACAAATTTGAAGGGATGTTTGAGTTAGAGGGGAAGTATTATCGGAAAGGAGAGGTAGATGGCATCAATAGGACTACATTATTCAAGTTACCAAAAGTAAGAATAATTAGTAATCTAAATATTGTGCTTGGCGAAACTGTCTCTCCAATGTTATCTTCATTTAATATTATAGCAACTCCGCAACGTACTCAATGGTCTGAATATAGCGTGGCCGAGTTTTATAATCTTGAAGAAGATGTGATATAAGGAGGAGAGTCTATGGCTACAAAGAAAATCACAATACCTGTCGGTTTTCAATTTGATGATGTCACTGGCGAGTTAGCTAATGTAAGGAAAAGTTTATCAAATATAAAAATAAATACTAACTTAGGAGACTCGTATTCTAAGGCTTTTAGTAGAGCCGAAAAAGAAATTGAAAAGCTGCAACAGCGAGCTGCACGTGGATTCTCTTCTCAAAGTGATATTGATGCTTATAGTACAGGACTAAATAATGTGCTGAATGCACTAGAACGTATTCAAACTTTATCTGGCAAAATCAAGTTCAGTGACTTGAACTTAAATGGAGAACAATTAAGGCAATGGAATAGCTTGAAGAATAGTCTCCAAAACGCCACTCAAATTTTGAATAACTTTAAGCGTAATCAGATAAATAGTTTGTTCCAAAATAATGAACAGTTCGCTTCTACAATGAAGAATATCGTAGGACTAACAGAACAAACCTATACAAACTATGGCGAACTCACTTCTAAGATAAATAGTACTACGAAAGCGCTCCAAAATCAAGAAGCACAACAACAGAAAAATTTAGAGTTAGCTCAAGCTCAACTCGCAACTTACCAGGGTGCGAAAAAAAATGGTGGTATAGAAAGTATCGCCTCTCAATACGGGCATCAAAATAAAGATGGTAAATGGTCTTTTAATGCCAATCAAGGTAAAGAAAATAGTGCAGGCCGTACTGCTTTATTAGACTATGGTAAACAAGCTGGTGTTTTTTCTGATGATGATATCAATAGAATGAATTCAGCTAATGTATCTTTGCAAACCATAGTAAATACTTTCAATAATCAACTTTCTTCTGCTATACAAAAGGCTAAACAAGATATACAGGATTATCAGACAGCGCTAGAGCAAAATAAACAAAAATTTGAGGCTGTAAAAGCTGCGATGGAGCAACTAGATAGTGCTTTGAATAATGGCTCTATTCAGAAGGCTCAAAAAGCATATAATGATGCAAAAGTTGCTCTTGATAATTTTGAACAGTCTACTACTAATGCCGCTCAAGGTCAAGCACAAATGCGCGCGGCAATGGCGACAAGCACTAATCAGCTAAAAAGTTATAAAGCTGAACTAGCTTCTTTTCGTTCTCAACTTGACACAATGCAAAGTGCGGATAACCTATTTAATAGCTTAACTAGTAGCGTAAAGCAATTAGTAGGTTTCGGCGCGGTTCTTACTCAAGTACGTCGAGGTATTCAATTAGCTGTTAGTCAAATTCAAGAACTTGACAGCGCAATGAATGGTATTTCTGTTGTTACTAATATGTCCACAGCAGAATTGTGGGGACAAATTGATACTTACATGGCTATTGCCAAGCAGTATGGAGTAACAACAGAAGGTACATATCAAGTATCTCAACTTTATTATCAGATGGGCCTTGATACTAGTTCTGTTATGGAATTGACTACCGAGACTCTGAAAATGGCAAAAATTGCTAATTTGGATTATGCTAGTGCTACTGACTATATGACAACGGCAATGAACGGTTTCCAAATGGCGGCTTCTGATGCAGGTCGTATTGTTGACGTATACTCTGAATTAGCAGGTATTGCTGCGACTGATACTTCTGAATTAGCTGTCGCTATGAGTAAGACAGCAGCTATTGCTAATAGTGCCGGTATGAGCTTTGAAGCTACTTCTGCTATGTTGACGCAAATGATCGAGAGCACGAGGGAAGCTCCGGAGGCTCTTGGTACTTCTCTGAAAACTGTAATTGCAAGAATGCAGGAAATGAAATCCAACCCAACTCAGCTTATTGAAGTGGATGGAGAAGCGGCAAGTCTAAATAAAATGGACACGGCATTGTCTTCTGTTGGTATTAAACTAAAAGATGCTAGCGGACAATTTCGTAATTTGGATGAAGTTATTTTTGAGCTGTCTAAGATTTGGGACACTCTTGATAGAAATACTCAACGTTGGATTGCTAACACAGCTGCTGGTAGCAGACAGCAAAGTCGATTTATTAGCTTGCTTAGTGATTCTGAACGTCTCCAAGAACTCTACACCGCGGCTCTTGATAGTGAAGATGCTGCGCTAGTCCAATACTCTAAGTCTTTGGATAGCATGGAGTCTAAACTAAATCAGCTATCCACTTCTTTCCAGCAATTCTATATGCAAATATTCAATGGCGAAACTCTAAAAGCTGCTGTTGAATATCTAACTCAATTTGTAGATAAGTTGAATGAAGTTGGCCCGGTCGGCGCGATTGCTATTGTCGGTTCACTAATAAGTGCCCTTGGTAGTATTGGTATGGCTATGTCTACCAAAATTGCCGCAGCTTATAAAACTTCTAAAGAATACCTTGATAGTAGGAAAGCAGAAATTCAGGCTATTGGTGATTCTTGGTGGGATGGATTTGTTGCTAGTTTTGTACCTAAAGTACAAACTGCAACTAATCAGGCTGTACAAATTTTACAAAATGCACAGGCTCAGATGCAGGGCGGGGCAAGTATCCCAACGACAACTGGTACTCCTCATCGTCGTAGTGGACGTAATGATGGAAAAGCTAGGGGAACAGGGACTATTACTGAAGGAATTGAACAAGCAGCCAAGGGTGCGGAAAAAGTTGCTAGTAAGTGGGATAAAGCCGCTATAGCCGCAAATAAACTTGCTCCAATAGTAAGTGTACTCAGCACTGTCTTATTCTCCGTAGCTGATGCTTCTAATAAAGCTAGTGTAGCTTTAGCTGCTGTAGCCTCGGTAGCACAATTTGGAGTTGGTATAGCTCAGTTATATAGCGGCGATCCAATGGGTCTGTTGACTATATTTACTAGCGTTAATCAATTTTTAGGTTTAATAGAATATGCGAATGAACGTTTAGCTCGTCTAAAAAAAGATGCAGAAAGTGCTAATATTGCTCGTGCCGAAAGTAAATCAAATCTAACCACATTAGATAGCGCTTATAAGAAATATATTCGTCTTCGTGACGCTCAATATGAAAGCAATGAAGCATATAATGAATGGATAAAATATAATCAACAGATTATTAGTGATTATCCTCAATTAGCTACTACTTATGATTCACAAGGAAATTTGATAGCAGATTTGGCAGGAAAATACGATGTATTGAGAGAATCTGCTAATTTAGCTTATCAAGCTCAAAAGAAAAGTTCTCAAGCAGCTGATGTAGAGGTTGCTTCTCAACCTTTATATAAATTTTCTGCTGCGGGATTTGCTAATGCTGATAATAAAGATATTAGTGAATTTTTATCAGATATAGGCGTCGCCACTTCACAAGAAGAAGCTCGAAATATTTTATTCTCTAAAATTCTACCAGGGAATTATACTTACGATCAATTCAAAGAACTTTGGGATTCACAATATAAAGGTTTGAGCTTTGATGAGGCATCTACTAATAATTCTTGGCTATTTCAAGACCCAGTATTATATTATGGTAAACAAATTGAGGAGATGTTAAATTCTTCTAATCCACAAGAAAGTTGGGATAAATTAAAGAATAATTTCCAAGGTTTGTCACTTGATGAAGTATTGAATTTATGGAATCAATATTCTCAAATTCTCCAATCGGGAAGTCAAATTTTATATAAAGATGCTTCTACTAATATTGAAGAAACAGTGGACGCCTTGGGTGAAGCTTATAACGAGACTCAAAAACAATTACTACGAGATTTTCTACAAAATCAGTTAGATACCTTATATACGGCAGGACAACTAACAACTGATATATTTACATCTCAATATGATGTCTCTGCTATTGATGAAACTGTAAATGATGCGATTGATGCTCAATTTGGAGAGAACGGTTCTCTTGTTAATTATACAGAAAAAGAATTAAAAAAATTACAAGATTTTAAGGCGGGATTGGCAACTCATAGTCTAAAAGATTATAAAGAACTAGATCAAGATACTAAAGAAATATTAAAAGACATTTATGGTATTACTTCTGAAGATTTTACCGGCCCAATAGAACTATATATTAACAGAATTGCACAGATTCCAGAAGCAGTAGAAAAAGGACTGACAGATAATGCAGGGGAGTTTATTGATGAGAGAATCTATCAATCTCTATCAAATCTTCCTGTAGCTTTCTTATCAACCTATTATGAATCTTTGTCTCAGCTGTTTCAACAAACCAATTTGGGTGATAATAAAGATAAAGTTATAGATGATTATATCAATTTATTTTCACAATTATCATCTCTAGATCTCGATTATTCTACTCTATCTTCTCTTCTTACAGATTCTGATTTTACTACTCGAAGTGGTGTGTTAGCTTTTTCTGATGCTTTGGTTAAGGCTGGGATAGACCTAAAAGAATCAGGAATAGACTTAAACGAAACAGCTAGTTTAATTCCCATTTCAATGGCCGACGCAGAACAAGGCCTAACTTCTCTCCAGACTTCCATGGCATCCGCCGCTGACATTATAAAGAATCTCCAGGGTTCTGACAGTGAAAAGAAGCTTGCGGCGTATAACACTTTAAGCACTTTAGGCATTGATACTGACAAAATCAGTGCTTTAGCAATGGGTGAAGACTTAACCGGCAAAATAACTCAGGAAGTATATGATAAATATATTTCCCAACAAAAAGCTAACTTAGAAGCAATCATAGATTCTTTATATAATGCAGAAGGCACCACTGACGAGCAGAGAGCTTACCTAGATGCTATTAGCGCAATGATAGCTGCTTTCGACAAGGAAGTGGCTGAAGCAGCAGGAACTCGCGCGACTAATATTGTTAGTCTAGTTCTTTCTCAAATGGAAGATGTGTTAGGTGGTAAAGCTCCTACTTTATCACGAAATGATATTAGTGCATTGCAGACATATGCCCCAAAGATGGTTGAAATGCTTGAGCAGACTGGTAGTAACACTTGGACTCTTAAAGCTGGCATAACTACTAAACAATGGGCGGATGCAATTTCTGATCTAGCTGAATCCGTGAACGAGCCAGGCATTGAGTTAGTTCAAACTCTTAAGACTCGCTCTCAAGAAGAATGGGATAAGGCTGTTCGCGATGCTGACTTGGAGAACTTCATTACTCCAATGCTTGAAGCAATAAGTGATGGCGGCGAAATTACTTTTGATGAAGATATCTATAAATTTTTATCTGAACAATTGGGCAAAAATGTTGTAGATAAAATGCTTGATCCTGATGCCCTTACTGCTTTTACAAGTCTTTATGATTTTGATGGTACGGTCAAAGAATGGCTTGATATGGTACAAAAAATCATTGATAAGCTATTCCCAGATTATCATGACGACTTTATCAAATGGCGCGAAAAGAATGAATATGGACTAAATCAATCCCGTGAATATAATCGTGCGCAAGAGAAGATGGATAAAGTCCATCAGGCCAATGAGACTCCTGAAGCAATGGCTGACATTGTTCTTAAAATGAAGAACATGGAAGCATCTACTGATGATGCTACCGAAGCCGTTCGCCGCTTCAATTTGGAGTATACCGACCTTGTACAGCTTGCTAATGGTAAGTGGGGGCTTTCTACCGCAGGTCTCAAAAAGTTTGGGCTTGATGCTCAAATCGTTAGTGTTGAAGATTATCGAGATGAAATTGCCAAACTAAAAGAAGAATTATTATCAGCTCAAAAGAGTGGCATAAAAGGGTCACAAGAAGAAGCTAATAGAATCAAAACTCTTATTGCTCTTCGCGAACAAGAACTCAAGCTTCTTAATGAAAAGAATCAGTTGGTCTCTCAAAATGCAGATGACTATAACACTCTTCTTGACGCACCAGAGAACTATGCTAAGAACATTCTGTCTTATGCTGATGAACTAAAGAAAGCGGCTAAGACCGGTTATATTGAAATCAGCACTCTATCCAATGTCATCAATAATCTTGGCCCCGCCAGCAATACAGTAAAGGCACTAAGCAAACAACTAAATGTACCCCTTCTTAAAGATGGCACAGCTAATATTGTAGCACTTACTGACGCTTTGTATAGTACAAAGAAGTTAGCTACTATTGATGGAAAACCAATGGTACAAATTGGCGCAGCCATGGCCAATATGCTTCAAGGCGCGGCCAAGCTAGATTTGAAGGATGTAGCACAACAGAATATTGATATGCTCGATGGTATGATTGCTACATTGGAAGCGCTTCAGGCATTAGAGGATGTTGATATTGATGGCGGCATTAAGATGGATATGCTTACCGAAGCTACCTTCACTACTACTGACGGAAAATCGTTTACTAGTTTTAACGATTTGTGGAAAACATTTAAAGAGACTGCTGAAGACGATTCTGACTTATGGATTGATTTTGCCGCGCATGTTACAGCCGATATACAGACAGAAGAAGGTCAAAGGCAATTCATCGATTGGCTATTAAGTGATCAGGCTCTTCAACAGAGATTGGGCATTAAGTCTAAAACTCTCAATGAAGATCTTATTCTTGCAATAAATACCGTTGTTACAGATGATATGTCAACAACAGAAGCTGAACAAGCCATTCTTGACTTTCTTGAGAAGAAGAAACGAGAAACTCAAAATGTAGCAAATAATAATCCCTCAACGATTGACAGTACAACAAAAGTAAATACAACTCTCGAAGATGGCACTATAACTGATGGGCGGAAAATTGCTGAAGAAATGAGCGATAGCGCGATGGATGAAGATTATAAACGAAAAAGAGCATCCACCGACGCCGGTACTATTCAGCAAGAACTAGTTATTCATTCTAATGTTGAAGAAGTACAAAAAGCTGTTGATGAATTGGCTAAAGACCGAACTAGTACTTTAACCATTGTAAAAAAAGTAGAAGAAGCTACTGAGCCTACTTTTATTGAACCAACTACTTCTTATGATGAAAATTCCATACCTGTTATACAACAAACACCTACTCCTGAACAACAAAAACTCGCACAGGAAACTAATGACGCATTGGAAGAAACTAGTTCTGGAGTCTCAGCTATTGTTGAATGGGTTAAAGGACTTCCCCAAAGAGGAGCAGGGGCACAAGCGGTTGCGCAGCCTTTGATGCCACCAAATAAAGCTTCTACTTCAGTTGCATCTACTCAGACTCCTTCTCCAACTGCTACGCCGACTCCCAAACAAGAAAAAGGGACAGAATCTACTTCAACAATTACTCTTGAAGTTGATGACAAGTCAGCTCAACAAGAAGTAGATAATTTCTTCAAAGAAAATGATGGCAAAGTTATTTCTTTTAAAGCCGAAGCTGATACTAAACAAACGATTGCTAGTGCTGATGAAGCTACTCAAGAAATTGAAGGACAAGACCCTACCGTTAATATTGATGGCGATCCTGCTGATGCTTTAGCAGAAACACAATATGCCGTTGGTGTTATTGATAATTCTAATGGCACTATTAATGTTGGTGCAGACGCTAGTGCAGTATATGAAGCTGTTAATGATCTTAGGAACAATCTTAGTGGTGTAAATATTGATGTCAATCTTATCCCCACTGTTGCTGCAAGAGGTAAAAAAGGCGGGAAAGGTGGAGGACAGGTTTATACAGCACGTGCAAGCGGTGGTGGTGTTCCTAAAACAGAGCAATCTCTTGTTGGTGAGTTAGGCCCAGAGCTAGTAGTTCATGATAATAGTTATCGTATTGTAGGCCAGTATGGTGCTGAGTTTGTAAAACTCAATCGTGGCGATGTAGTATTTAATGCTTCTGATACAGCGCGCTTATTACAGAATAAGAGTGGCGTGCGAGGTACTGCTCTTGTAAATGGTACAGGCCCCGCGTATGGTTCAGGTCTAAGTGGCGCTATTGGCGCTTTGAAAGAAGCACGCGCAGCTTGGAGCAGCATCCTTAACAGCGTTCCAGATATGTTGAAAAAAGGTTCTGGTGGCGGTGGAGGAGGCGGCGGAGGTGGTGATGAAAGTGAAAAAGAATACCTCATGCAACTTGAAAAATGGTTTAACTGGCTACGTCGTATTGAGGAACTTGAAAATCGTATCACTGTACTTCGCGCGAAACGTGAGAATTTAAAAGATGGTAAACAGTATGCTGACTCTATTTATGAAGAAAATGCTTATCTCAAAAAGCAATCTGAACTTTATGCTGGACTAATTGAAGAACAAAAGGCATACCGTAAGCAACTTCAAAATGATTATTTAAAAAATTATAGCAAATATTTCTATTTTATTGGCGATGCGATTCAAATCAATTCTGATGCTATTCTTGCTGATACTAAAAATAATGAAGAGCTTGGTGATAAGATTCAAGACCTAATTGATGATTATAAGGATGTAACTGAACAAATTACAGACAATACTGAAAAGCTAGAAGAAAATAAAACTCAAATGGATGAAAATATCAAGGCACTTAGAGATAAGTATATTGATATGGAAAATGAAATTCTTGATGCTTTAAAGAATATGTATCAACAAGAAATTGATGAAAAACAAAAAGCATTAGATAAAATGAAGGAAGCCGATGATGATTATCTAAATGCTTTAAAAAAGAATCTCGATAAAGAGAAGGATTTGCGCGAAAAGTCTAAAACTCAAGAAGAAAAGCAAACTCTTCAGCGTAAAATTGCTTTGTTATCTCGTGACACTAGCGGCGCGAATGCCAAAGAAATAGCTGATTTACGAAAGCAACTTCGTGATATGCAAGAAGAGCAATACTTCACTGATAGAGAGGACGCTATCACTTCTGCGGAAGATGCAACTCAGGCTCAACAAAATACGTTACAAAAAGAAATTGATAATCTTACTGAAGCTAATGATATCAAACTTGAAAACATGAGATTATATTGGGCAGAAGTTGAGGACATTATCAATCAAGGATCTGAAAATATTCTTACTTTCTTACAGTCTTATTCTGACAGTTATATGGAAATGAGTAAGGTTCAGCAAGAAGATTATACTTCTACTTGGAAGCAAACTATTGATGCTGCGCTTGAATATGCGAAAGATATGCAGAAGCAATTTAATGAGATAATTGCGGAAATTACTGAAACTATGAATAGCGGGCTAGGTAATACAACAGGTGGACTAGAAAATGGCTCTTCTAATAATCAGAAAGGTTCTGGTAATGATTATGGAGACTTACGAGGAAGCGGAAATGATAGCGATAAACCAGATAAAAAACTTACTAATAGTGTTTTATTAGAGAATTTCAAGAAATTTTATGAGCTTCAAATAAGGTCTTTGCAAGCAGCAAAGGATAGAGCAAATGCTGATCTTGCTGAAGAGCAAGAAATTAAACGTGGTACTAGTAAATACAATTCTAAAAATAATAAAACTGTTATTAAAAAAACCACAGGCGGAAAAAGAACAATCGATCGTACATTCTCTAAGTATGCTTCCGGCGGTTATGTAGACTATACTGGCCTTGCTTGGGTAGATGGTACTCCTTCTAAACCAGAAACATTCTTGAGCAATGCTGATACTAATTTACTCGCTAATTTCCTCAAAGCCGCGCATAGTCTTGAACTTGGTTTATCTAGTAGTTCTTCTGTACGTAATAGTACAATTTCTGGCGCGCCCACAGTAAATGTTGATTCTGTTGAAATCAATATTACTCAAGCAGAACTAAAGGACGATGCTGATTTGAATAAACTCAGCCAAGACCTCAGTCAGAAATTCTTAATGGACATTGCTCGTCAATCTGGTAATATAAGTTTATCAAGGAGATAAAAGGAGGAACAATATGCTTGAAAATGTAAAGGATAAAAGTTTTTTGAGTTTTACTTTCAATGGCCATGCCATTGAAGAGTTTGGTTGCGCGGTCGTCAGTAATGACGACCGCTATACCACTTCTTTGCAGCCTCAATTTACGAATACAATTACTACTGTACCAGGTCGTATTGGTTCCTTATATTGGGGAACAGATATAACTGGACTACAAAAAACAATTTATATAGCTACTGATGGAGCAACCGCACGACAAATAGCTAATTTAAAAAAGAACTTCACCCCTGGTGTTTATGCTAAAGTTAGTTTTGCAGAAACTGAGTATCGTTATGGGTATGCGTTGGTGGATATTGCTACTTCTTTTTCTTTTCTTCCTTTTGATGAAACTATTATTATGAATGGAAAAGAATATAAAAGTGGTATTTATAAAGGAGACGGAACAATCGTCTTATTTTATCCTGACCCATACGAATATGCAGAATCACAATACCAATTTGCTGATGACTATATAGACAAATATTGGATGCTAGAAAGCGGTTTACCTTTTAAGAATTCCATTATAGAAAAGAATTGTTATTTAGCCAACAATCACATCGTAAACTCCATTGGTGCAAATAAAACTTTATATGCTTATAATGCTGGCAACGCAGAAGCACGCACTAATTTTTGTTTCCAAAAAACAATTAGTTTTCCTAGCGGTGATGTTTATAATTGGGCTGACATTACTATTAATAATGTTGTTATTAGTGAGCCGCGATTATTCAAAGATATAAACTATACTTTAGCTTTGATAACTAATAATACTGCTGCTTGGGAAGATAAAAAGACAGAACTAATAAATGATTTAAGAGAAAACCTTGATAGTGGATTAAGTGCTGAATTAATTGGTATTTGTAATGCCACAGGTACTGGACTACAATGGACAACAGCTCAAGCTAAACAGCAAATTCATGATTTGGTTGATGAGAAAGTATTTAGTTTTTCTATCAACGCAATAGAGTTACAATGTATTATGGAAGCAACTTTGACAGTTCATTCATTTGGTAATCCAATTACTACTATAGAGCAAACCATAGTTGAAAATATTGGAGACTCTACAAATGGACAATACATAATTATAGAAGGTTCGGATGGAGTAAACCCTATAACGGGGAGGGTAGCACCTCAAAAAATTCTATGTAATGAGGGGCTACAAAATGTACGTATTTATTTTTCTAATACGTATAGCGCATAAAGGAGTGATGTTAGATGGCATGGGAGAATTATGAAATATCATTATTTGACCATAATGATAAATATATTTCTACTCTAGTTCAATCAGGGAAATATTATGATAGACAAGCATATACTCCCATGCTGTCTATGACTCGTTTGGGAGAAATTACTTTGACATTTACTATTCCTATTATCATTTATAATAAAGAAACTAAACAATGGGAAGATAATAGTTTATGGTATAATAAATTAAGAAGCAATGGCAACTTAGCTGTTGAAAAAAAAGTCAAAGTAATTTTTGATAAAAACAAAAAAAATAATGGACATTTTATACATCGTATAGTAGAAACTGTTATTACAGGAATAACTGAAACGCGTGATGGGCGGCAACTTTATTGCAATGTTACTGCAACAGGTTTAGCTTTTAAATGGCTAGGGAAAATAGGTTATACTATTACTCTTGATAGTGACACTGTTTTATTGGAAGAAGAAGAAAAAAATATTACTGTTGAGCCTACTATTGATTATTGGTTAGACAAAATTTTCCCGCGCAATACTGAAGGAGTTTGGCTTACTCCTTGGCGGTATAGTATTCAAATGAGTTATGACTATGCTTCTGGCCGCGAAAGCTATAAAGTATATGAAGATGATGATGTTATTACTTGGACAGAAAGTCAAGATGGGTTAGAACCAGTTTATAATAAAGAGCCTATTGAGAAGAAGCGTTTTCTTTCTGTTGAAGGTAGTAATAAATATAATATTACCCAAGATATAGCTGAACTTTTTGAAACTTATGTCCGCTATGAATTTTTATATGAAGATGCTTCTAATCCTTTTAAAGTTACAGGAGGCGTAGTTGTTTTTTATAACAACGATATTACTCCAACAGAATATGCTATTACTTATGCTGATAATGAAACAGGATTAAGTCGTACAGTAGATAGTACGGATATGACAACTAAATTGTATGTACCTGCTATTGAAAGTGAATATTCTGATAATGGTTATATTTCCATTGCTGATGCTGATAATAATATTACAAAAGATAATTTTATTTTAAATTTTGATTATTATGAGCAAGCAGGCTTTTTATCTTCCAAGCAAATAAATGGTATTACTCAATATAAAAAAGAAATACGTAGACTCAATACAGATATTGATAAAGCTACTGCCGCGATTAATGTTGTAGAAGATAAGATAATTGATGCTGAAGTTGAAGTCGCGACTTACAAAGATAAAATTGAAGCAGCTCAAGATAGCATCAATGATTATTCCGATAAGCTTTCAGCTATTAACACTTTACTTTCTAGTAATAAACTAAAAGATGAAAAGATAGCTTATATTGTCAAAGTAGATGATAAGTTACAAACTTATGTTATTCTAAAACGTGCCGGCATTATTGGCTCATCTCTTAAATGTGAAACTAGTGGTGTCACTTTTACTATTAGAACAAAAGATGATTACGGTTTTGTCTCAGAATTGAATGTTAGTGGAATAGCCGCTAAGAAAATTGTATACTTCACTTATGAATATGATTTACTTAGCTATTATCGTAATGAAGTTGCTTCTTTTATGTCTATTCGTGATGCTTGTCAAGAAAAACTAGAAAGTAAGCAATCCTTTTTAGGTGACAAGGACGACAAAAAAGGTTTAGAAAAAGGTACATTATACCAGCAACTAAATTATTGGAACATGGCCTATGACCAACTAAAAGAAGAAAAAGAACGTGTTACCATTAATTTTGAAAATTTAATGGGTTACTTTCTCAAAGAAGGACAATGGGACACTTCTGATTATAAAGCGCCGACAGAAAATAAACGAGTAGAATCTGCTACTCTTTATTATGATGATAAAGCTTTAGATGGTGAGCAACTAGCTTATTATCTTTCAGGTAAAGAAGAAAAAAAAATATATTATGATTATATCTTGTGGCAAGGTGTGCTAGGTGATTTGCCAGAAGGCAATATTGAAAAATTAGTAATAATAGAAAAATGGACAGAAATAAATAATGTTTCTATAACTAAACAATATCAATATAATGCTCAATGGCAACCTGCCTTTATGAAGATTGGCAATGAAGTAAAATTTATTTTGCTTTTAAATACTAGCGTTAGTTTTACTTCTGGACACTCTTTATATTATAAGAATAATAGCGGCAAAGAAGTAGATATTACTTCTTGGTTTAAGAGTGGAGTAACTAATAAGAATGAATTATGTTATCGCCGCTATAAAATAGATGATAAGAATGTTATTACTGATAGTATTACCGTTTCTAAAGACGGGAAAGAATTAGAAGAATTTTATGATTATTTTGTTGATGTAATTGATGGAAAACGATATATTACTTTTAAATGTAATGCTAATGTTCCTTTCAATTACAATAGCTTTTCTGTAGCGTATAAATGTGATAGAACAACGGCTCAATTTTATTATGATGCACAAGATGTATCTGATAATTCTGCTTTTCCAACAACTTCTTATGAGGTGAACTTTTCTTATTTACAGAAAATTTTAAATAAGATCCCTTATGTAGAAATTGATACAGTATATCAGTCCATCAGTAAAAAGCTTAATAACGAAATTGATTTATGGCTAGGTAATGTAGTAAGAATTAATGACTACCAAATGCACTTTAATGGAGTACGTGGTATTGTTTCTGAAATAAATTTGGATTTAGAGCAACCGCAGAATAACAGCTTTAAAATTCAAAATTATAAAACTAGCTTCCAAGACTTATTTGGTCGTATTGTAGCTTCTTCCGAACAAATGAATAGTCGTGGTGATAGTTATGATCGCGCGGCGAGTGCTATTACTCCTACTCAGCAAATTGTAGGCAATATATTACAGAATACAATTAATAATAACCAAATTATTTTTAATAGCGGCTATACTAGCGGTGTTACTTTTGATGATTATGGCATTACAGTTGAAAATAATTATCCATACCCTAATGGTGTCACTGGACAAGTTATTATTCGTGGTGGCGGCGTTTTTGTTAGCAATAGCTTAAATGCTGATGGTAGCAGACAATTTGTTACTGGTATTACTCCTAATGGTATAAATGCGAGTGCGATTACTAGTGGCCGCGTTGATACAGAAAAAATCAATATTTATTCCGGAGACCAAGTTCGTTTTACTTGGAAAGCAGATGGACTATTTGCTTATGGACAATATGACAATGGTACTACTAATTTTGATCGTTTTGTCAGATTAAATGAGAACGGTTTACTTTATGAAGAAAATAGTTTTAGAAGTGTAGAACTAGGCTGGAACGGCTTATATATTGGCGCGCAAGATGGTAGCGTAGAATTAACAGCTAAAGACGGTCTAACAATGTATGATGACAATAGTGACAACCCCAATAGAGTCATGCGTTTTAAACTAGGTCGTTTTGGCGCTGATATCAATAATTATCAATATGGTCTACGTCTTTATAATTCCTCTGGTGAAGAGACTCTTATTACTCGTGATAACGGCGAATTGTGGCTAAAACGAGAACTAACCGTAGGAGATACTACTGGTTTAGTTGGTTTATCCGGCCTGCCGGCGAGCGATCAAGGAGAAAGTCCAATACGTATTTGGGCAGGTTCCGCGGATAAAGCTTCCGCTCCATTTTGGGTTAGAGAAGATGGCACTTTTACTGCTTCTAAAGCTTATATTACTGGTACTATTCATGCTACTGATGGTGAGTTTAAAGGTAAAATTGAAGCTGGTTCTGGTACTATTGGCGGCTGGCTAATACAGAAAGATTCTTTGAGTAGCGGTAATATGACCCTATCTTCTGCTAAGGGAGATAATCCAGAAAGAATCAATGTAAATAATAAATTCATTGTAACAGATGATGGTACAATGAAAGCAAGTGCCGCGAATATTACGGGTACTATCACTGCTATTGGTGGTAAGATAGGTAATATGACTATTGCTCAAATAGAAGGCATGAGTGGCGACATTAAGGATTTAAAAGGCGACACTTCTATAATTACAATAGAAATTACGTCTTCTAGTGGCAACGTTTCTAAAAAAGGCCAAGAATTCTCTACTGTCTTAACAGCAATAGGTAAACACGGCAATATACCATTTACTGATGAAGACTATAATAATTATACTTATAAATGGGAGTCATCAACTGATTCACTTACTTGGACTGTGATACAAGGAGCAACTACAAGAATATATACATATTCTGCAACTCTAACAGATAAATTATACCTTCGTTGCAGATTTGTTGAAAAGAGCTAAAGGAGGTATAATATGGCAGAATTGCTAAGTAAATCTCTTGTAATCTTGAATGTTTCAGATGGTCAGCCAGGAAAGCCAGGCGACGCGGGTGCGCCTGGCACTTCTTATTATGTTCATATAAAATATTCTCAGAATGAAGATGGAACAGATTTTTCAGATACACCCGGCCCATATATGGGTGTTTATACTGGTACAGAGAAAACTCCTCCGACAAATAAAGAATCTTACCAATGGACTAAAATTGAAGGCGCGGATGGTAAATCTACTTATGTAGATATTAGATATAGTAATGACGGAACAACTTTTACTGATAATAAAGGCACAGTCCCTGGCGATTATTTAGGTACTTATGTTACTACTGATGAAGAAATAAATCAACCTACTTATGAACCAGAATTCTCTAATTATACATGGAAACTTATTACAGGCGACCCCACAAAGTCTTATTATTATAAACTTAATTATAGCTCTAAAGTAATTAATAAATTTTTCTCTAGTAAGACTCAAATAGTCGATGGGCAATATGTTGGAGTTTATAGTTATTCTCCTTCTACTTTTACAGTGACTTTGCAGAAAGTTACTCCAGCAACAACTACTCCTGTGACTGATTTAAAAATTGTAGCATATTATACTTATTATAACGACGCTAATAACTTAGTTGCTGATCCTTTTACAGAAGAAAGTAAAGATGGCATATTATCTCTTGATTTATCTTCCTCTGTATTAGAAAATAAAAATCTTCAATCTATTTCTTTTATTGTGAAAAATGATGAAGCCCAACTAATGACTGATATAGTTGATATTACTTATGGCTTAACTGACGATATGGCTAAATTCAGTCTAAACGCAACTAATATTGTTCAATCTATTCTAAACACAACTTTAACATTTGACACAGATGGTTTGACTGTAAAGAATGGCGGTTTTACTATAAAAAATGATACAGGAGAAAAAGTATTTTATGCTGATAATTTAGGCAATTTATTTTTCTCAGGTACTATTAATACCAGTTCAGGTAGTTTAGGCGGTTGGATTATTGAGCCATCTGTTATAAGAGATAATAATAATAAAGTTGGTTTATACTCTGGCGATGATGCAAAATATGAAATTAATAACGCTTTAGTTCGTTTTTGGGCAGGGGCAACTTTTAGTGAAGATACTACAAGCTATAATTTTGCTGTTACTGAAGATGGAACGTTATATGCTTCTGATATTATTTTATCTAATAAACTAATATCTAATGGCGCGGCCATTAACAATAAATTGTCTATTGGTAATAAAGATAATGGCATTATACTTTATGGCAATGAAGAAGACAGTTTTATCAGCTCTGCTCAGTATTCCTCAGGTGCAGCAGGCTATGGTTGGAAAATTAATCAGGATGGTTCTGCTGAGTTTAGTAATATTATAGCACGAGGAAAAATTCAAAGTTCAGTATTTGAATATAATAAAGTCAGTTCCGTTGGTGGCAGTTTGTATATCGCGCCGACAATTTATATAGAAAATCATTCGGAAATAATTACAAAAGACGAAGAAAATAATAAATATATTTTAAAATGGGTAAGTCCATATACTAACGCTCAAGATATTTGTGGTCATAGTTGGACAACAGAAGATTTTGTGAAATTAAATGGAGAAATACTAGTAAATGGTATAAAAGTGACATTAGCCGGTATTGATGCAGAAATAGCTGAACTTACCACTAATAGCACAGTATCTTTTACTTTTACTATTGATATAGGTCTAGTAAGTGATGACATTACTAATGGAGTCCTTCAACCCGGCGGTACAATCATTCTTTATGGTACAGGCGGGAAAAAGCAAGGATTGTATCTTACCGCGGCTGATAGTGGATCTCCATATATGGACGTATATGATAGTGATAAAAACGCTGTTATTATGCCAGCAGTAAGGTTAGGTAATCTTTCGGGCATCTCAGATGCTAATTTCCCTGGTGGTAAATTGCAAGGCTATGGTTTATATAGTTCTAATGCTTATTTACGTGGGCAACTTATGCTGCCAGGTGCAGGTATTACTAATCAAAATAATGTAACTTATGGTGACGGAGATACCAATAGTCCCATTCGTATTTGGGCGGGTTCAACTGGCGATGATATTACTCAAGCTAATTTTATTGTTACAGCTAATGGCTATTTATATGCTAAGCAAGGTGTATTTGAAGGTACAGTAAAAGCTACTAATAGTGAGTTCTCTGGTACTATTCGTACCGCGGGTGTAGTCATCAATGAAAATGGCACAGGCGCTAATCCTTTACCAGCAGAGAATCATTTCTTTGTAGCATATAATCAATCTCCAACTACTTTTAATGATTATGTTCTTGACATAGGTGAACATGGTCTTTCTATATGGGAAGGCGCGCTTAGAGCTTACAGTGATTTTGCTAGCGGAGAAAATAACTACCCGACTCCATATCAAGATGATATCTATGGTTATAATCCTGCTCATCCAGAGACTATGCCTCTACCATACTTTACATTAGTAGATTCAGGTACAGAAACTCAACTTGACGCACGTATAGTAGCCCATAAAGCTCATTTTGCTAATATAGTAAAAAATGATAGTAGCTATTATGTCAATTCCGCAGTAGTAGCGAATGGTATATGGTTCGGTGAAAATACTTATTCTGAAATTAGTAAAGAAACAGAAAATACAAGTTATTATAATGTATTGAATCAAAAGAAATTTGGTATTGGATTTTCCAATAATATACTTTCTGTTAATGGTGAAAACGTTAGCATCAATACGAATCATGGCTATTTCAATTATACGCAAGATGAAATTAAGCAAACTTTATCTAATGGCTTTCATATTAAAGGCCCACTATCAATAAATTCTGATGGCACAGATAACGTTATTATTATTGGAACGCATACCATTAAAGAACGTATTATAGATAATAAATCTATTGGTTTAGACTTCATTATAAAATGAGATAAAAGGAGGAATTGAATAATGGGATGGAGCGGTAGTATAACTTCTTCAACGCCAGTAAATTCCAGCATTACTTTAACTTCTGATACTTCTATCCGTGGAACATATACAGTATCACAGTTTACTCCTGGAAAAGCCGGTATTTATAAATTTCAACTATATGGTAGTGGTGGTTTTGACACCGCTAAACTTAATCCAGAAGGTACACATACAATAGTCAACTCCCTAGGTGGTAATGGCGGTTATGTAGAGTATTATCTACTAATGACTAGCACTCAAAATACAAGCGTTTATGTAGGTGTTGGTGGCCCTTGTTCAGCCGCTTTTATTTCCAATAAAACAGGTTCATCTTTACGTGAAATTATGAATGGCCGTGCGGAGCCAATGTACGCTATTGCCGGAGGTGGTGGCGGCAGTAGTGTCATCAACTATGATGATTGGAATGGCACAGGATATAACAGCTATACGCACAATGGTGGTGCTGGCGGTGGCGCTTCAGGCGAAAACTCTTATGGCGGGAAATATGTCGCCGTTGGAGACGGTGGTTCTGGTGGTACTGCATCAGGTATCGGTACTCAAGGTAGTGTAAAAGGCGGAGTAGGCTATGGCGGTGAACAACCAGACCAGCTTTGGGGCGGCGGTTTTGGTGGTTTAGTAGGCCGTGGCGGCGATGGATTATTTGGCGGTAACGCTGGCCAAGGCTCATTATCCGATTGGGGTTCAGGACATGGTGCTGAAGTTACTGGCGGCGGTGGTGGCGCTAGTTTTATTGGCACAGGTTTTGGTTACACTTTTTCTTATAATGGTCAAACTTTTACTAATAGCACCACTACTGGTGGTGGTATGGGCAGCGACCAAAATGGTAAAATTGTTATTACTCTTATCATGGAGGCTAATGGTACACCTACCCCTCCTACAAGCTTATGGCTGAACAAAACAACTGCTGATACTTTGGAAGAAACTTGTTATTTATCTTGGAATGGAGCTTCTGCAGGATACCTAAATAGAATTACTGGTTATAATATTTATTTAAATGGTAGCTTATATCAAACAATAAGTACAAGTAGTACTTCTTATTCTAATTATCAAGTGAAAGCTCCTAATTCTCCTAATGGAAGCCATACTTATACAGTTGCTACTAATGTAATATCTACTCAAGATAATACAACAACTAAGACATCTGCTCAATCCTCTAGCGTTGTATTACAAACTACTTCAAGATCAGAACCAACTGCTCCAAATACGATTCTTATAAATAACGCTAATCCTTGCTATATAGGTAATTCAGGTTTATCTACTCTAACTTTAACATGGTCAGGAGCGCGTCCTGGTATTTATAACAATATATCAGGTTATAATATTTATAAAAATGGAAAATTTTATGCAACTACGACAGCAACTTCTTATAATCTATTACCACAAACTAATCCGAGCGGCACTTATACTATTTATACTTTAGGTAGTGCAGGTACTAATAGTGCGGTTAGTAAAGGGGTCACGGTTGAATATATAGCTCAACCTTCAGCACCAGTTATGAAATTATTTGTTCCCGAAGTAACAGCACGCGACATCCCTTTAAAATGGGATGCGATTTCGGCTCCAATAGGTAGTTCTATTACTTACTCTATACGATATCAACCTAATGGTAGCACTACAACAGAAATTATAGAAACTTCACAAACTTCTTATACTTTTCCAATATCTAAAATAACAGTAGGTAAAAAATTCAACATCTATGTGTATACTGTGGCAAAAGCAAGTGGTAATAGTTATACTTTATCACCTGTTACTACTATCAATACAGGACGAGTTGGTGTTTTTAATTTACCAACCAGTTATTCTACTTTTTGGAAAGGTGTATATGATCCTGCTTCAACTTTAAGTGGTAGACAAGGACATGCTTATCAGTCTGTTACTTTAATATGGACACCCGCGACACCTGCAGAAGCTTCAGGTACTATATATACTTATACATTAAAATGTAAAGTAGGTTCAAGTGCTTGGAATGATATTTATACTATTACTAAAGCTCCAGGAGATAGTGATTATAGTGATAATCTAACTTATAGTTATTCTTTAGCTAACATAAGCTCAAATACACAAGTATCTTTTTATGTGCTAGTAAAAGATAATTACAATACAGAAGTTTCTACATCTGAAGCGGCAGTTATAAAATTAGCTACACCGACTTTAACTGATGTAACTATAAATAATAGTTATAGAAAAACTGCATTAGGCTTTTGTGCTTTACCTACAACTAATGGTCTAACTGATACTTTAGTATATACAGTATTTTTCTCTCATCAAGAGAAAGAAGCTCAATATGAACAAGGTAATGTGACTAATACTTCAGGCATTGTTTCAGGATTAACTTATGAACTCAAAGTTGAAGATGGCAAAAATGCTAACACTAACACTTTCTTAGGTGCGTTATATGAATCTGTTATTACTAATAAGTATCCATATCCTTCGGGAGCAGTAAAAATAAAAATTCATTATAAATCTTATCCTAATTGTTATATAATGAATACATATAATACCACATATAATTTCCTACATGAAATTACTTCTCCCCCAGAAATTACTTATACAATGCCATTAGAGCACTCAACTTATTGTAACCCATTAGATGAAGTATCTTATAGCTTCACGCCTATTGGTTGGACAGATGCCGCGGGCGAGACTAATGGCGCGACTATTACTTATACGATGACTGCTAATGAGATAGTCGGATTAACTAATCCACAATCTCCTAATACGAAATATATTACTACAATGCCATCATCTTTTTTAGTAGATAATGTTATCACTTATACTTTAACAACACGTATCGCTTATGCTGACGGGAACATAAGAACTAACACTACTTCAATAAGCTTTAATGCGGCACGATGGCATCCAGGTGATATACTAAAAATAAATTCTCCACGACAAATTGCTGGTACTGTTACCGGTAATTATGCTTTACCAGAAAATCTATGGCGATCAAGTAAATATGATAATTTAACAAAAATAGTACTAGAAGTTTATAACTCTGATAAAAGCCAATCTTATGCAGCATCTAAGGCTACAGTAACTACTTTTACTTCTTCTAATCTTCTAATTCCTTTCTCTTTTGATGGAGTAGATGAAGGAACAGACTTGGTAGTTTGCGCGCGAGCAGTTTGTACTAATACTAGTGGCCGTTCAATAACAATTTTTAGTTCGTATTATGTCATTCGTTCCTCTGCTGTCACTATAGCGCTACGAAAAGGTACATTGGGATTAAATGTCGGCAATGATTTTAATCCTACCGATACTGAATCCACGCTATATATAAATGCTAAACCTAAAGGTGCATCTCCTACTATTGTAGTGAATGAAGATGCAGAACAACCAAATAACGGTCGCTCAATACAATTTATAAAAGGTACAATAGACTATGGCGGATTGGATATAAGAAATGATTCTATCATCGGACGTGGTATGTCTAAAATTATTAAAGGATCGTTATTGTTAGGAAGTACAATTCAAGATATAATTATTTATATAAATAATGATGATAATTCATTTAAAAATGATTGTCCTATCACTTTTAGTTTAGATTATGCAAATATGAGTGATGCTCAAGCACGTGCCGCACGTCACTTACGAATAGTGAATATAGCACATGAAATTGCTAATAATAGAATAACAATTACTTATCGTTGTAATAAAATATTACAGCATACAGCATCTATACCTTTTATGGTACAAATGATGAGTTTAACAGCTAAATAAAAAAGAGGGGACATAAGTCCCCTCTTATTTTTTTATTCAAAAAATACTGCACATAACACCATTTCAGCCGCGCTAATATCATCCATTTTATCAAGAACTTCCATTGGAAGTTTATCAGATTTCAGAGTAACCTTTTCATTGATGAAATCCTCAGATTCTTTGATATAATCTTCAACTACATTTTCACGAACTTTATAACTTGTACCAGTTTCATCTGTTACAAAATTACCTTCAGCGTCTTTCTCAAAATATTTATTCGCAAGTTCCTTACGAATACTATCAATACGTTGATATTCGTCCTGAATTTCATTCACTAAACAGACAACACGATAAGCTAGTCGCGCGGGTAACTTGACCGTGGTTAGTTTTTGAATAAAAGGAATACTATTTACAATATTATTTACAGTAACTTCAATCATTATTACTCCTCCCAATTTATTATATTTTCTTCTTCTTTTATATACTTCATAGCGGTATGATATCCAATACAAATTGCATCGGCTTCATCTTGCGTTGCTCGTATTGAGTACCAATCTAATATTTTATTTTGAGCTTGACGCTTTTGGTCAGCTCTTGTTCGGGCTGTAATTCCGCACGTCGCGCGCCAAGTAGCGGGAGGAATTACTAAACTAATCACTTTTTCTTCAAAAAGGCTAGATAATAGAACGCCTTGAAGCCAGGCTAAAACTTTAAAAGTTTTGACATTTTCAAATTTACCTTGCTGTAATTGAATATCTTCTATTGCAATTACATCAGGTTTCCAATTAGAAATCATACTTAGCATCCATTGTTTTATTGCTACTATTCTTTCTATTGGACTTGGCGCGCTCATTGTTATCTTGCCATAAGTGATAAGTGCATCACCATCAAAAACAGCATAGCCTGTTGTGCCCGTAGCATCATCTAAGGCTAATACTCTTTTTTTATTTGGATTCTTACGTGGCACATTCACGGTAAGATTCTTCACAACGTGTGACCGCATACACGTCGGACATTCAGGATGGCGACGCCACTTTTTAAGACTGATAAAAACATTATGTTGATTAGGACATAACATTGATAATTCCGTATCAAGGTTTTTATATTCTTCCGATACTAACGTCCAACCAGCATCTTTTATCTCCTTTCTTATATCCTCAATTTTTAATTTAGCCATTTATCTGCCGGTACTACCGAAACCTGATTCTCCATTTTCTGAAGCACGATTATCGGTTGCACCGACGGTAATATCATCTACTTCTTCAAACTTAATATTGTATTTGCGTTCTACAATGAATTGAGCGATGCGGTCGCCGCGTACAATTTTATATGGTTCTTTTCCAGTATTTGTGAGAATGATGCCCACTGTATCGAGATAAGCTGTATCTACTGTCCCTACACTATTTGCCATACGTAAGCCAGTCTTAGCGCTTAGCCCACTACGAGGACGAATAGAAAGAACCCAACCACGCGGTACATTTACTTTTAGTCCGGTAGAAATGATTCTTGTTTCACCTGGCTCAAGCATTACTGTTTCAGCAGAACATACATCCGCGCCAGCATCCCAAATATGAGCAAAATTAGGAAGAGGAATCGACTTATCTTTTCGCTCTACCTTGATGGTGCAATCATAGAATTGATACTTCTGTGAGATTGGCTTAATCATTTCCTTGAGCTTTTCAGCAATTTCGCCAAATAGCTTCTTCTTTTTTTCAGAAGTCGCGGCTTCACTATATTCCGCCGCTACCTTATCAATTTGAGTAATCATCTTATTGACTTCATTCTCAACATCTTCAGGAGTCATAGCATACTGTTTTAGAGCAGCAATACCGTCTTCAATTACGCTGCGTACTTCTGGCCCGTCAAGAGCTACAACAAAAGCATCCATAATAGTATCCCAAGAAAGATTATCAAGAAATTCTTCTGGGACAGAATCAAGCTGAGTAAAAATTTCGTTTAGTTCGTTATTCATATTATACCTCATATGCTCGGTCAATTTTACATTCATACCAAAGCTCTAAAATTTCGCCGTTTTTCTTTTTCGTTTTCATTGTATAAGAAGCCTTAGTAACAGTGAAATTGCTTTTCATGTCCTCAATTAGTTGCATAGCTTCTTCTTCGCTATCAACGCGATAAGTTTCACTATCCTTAATCTTCATCGTCGCCATTGGCCGCGACCTCCTTTTCAAGCTCAATACGCTTATCAACTACAGCTTTATACATCTTAGAATAAAATGAAATCTTCTCTTCATCAGTCATTTTGTTCATTGTTTCCGTTAGGGTCGTACCTTGTGGGATAATATCTTTGTTTTTCTTTCGTGTGCCCCAACGTTTGAGAGTAGCTTTCATATCACGAGCTAGCTTCTTTTGAAACTTTGCCGCAGCTCGACGTTGCGCACGATTTGGCTTGGGAGGATTATCAATAAGTCCGCTTGCTAGTTCGACATTAGATGAAGTAATTACCTTCTCATTTTCTTCGTTCATATTATTCTCCTTATAGTTCGTAAAAAATTAAATCATCAGCATATGGCAGACTACGTACCCAATCAACAAAAGTCTGCCATTCAGTAAGCTTATGACCAATACGTTGTTTTACAATATTACGAATGATTTCATAATTCATTGTAACAGTGCGGGTTTGAAGCCAGGATTCTGGTAGAAGTCTTACAAGCTCTTTCCAATAACGTTTATCCTTAGTTTCATTGAAACGTTGGCGCAAAGTTTCTAGAATTTCAATGTAATGTTGGAATAGCTCCCCTACTAGACCATTTTCATTGTAAGGCTCGTTATCAAAAACTAGCAAATCTTCTGTCAAGTCGTCACATTCAAAACACTCCATAGTGATTGGAGTAGTAGCTAGTTTGTGCATTGTACTAGTGCTATTAGCAGTAGTACCAACCTTGTATGTGTCAAATTCTTTCCCAATTATTCCATTATTTCTAATGGCTTAGACTATCTTTTACTTGTTTATTGTCTAAACAAGAACACCGTTTCGATTTTCAGACGCTTCGTTGCCTAAAACGTCACTACGTATCAATAGTAGCTCTACTTCCAATCTAACTTGGAATAGTCGTTACAGGTTCTGACTTATACACCCTACTATTAGAGGGTCTTAGAGGATATGAAAAATTATTTCGGCTGTATATCTTGCCTTGATTTATTCGATTTAGACTTGATTTAGATATTGCATATTTCTTTTCAATATCCGAAAATTTTAGTTTGTTATCTAATAAATCATTGTAAATACTATCTAATAAATAATTTGAAAAACGACAGAATGGATTTCGTATTGGATATTTGATACAATCAACACATTGAGAATGTAAACCCTCATTTACATCATAAATAAAATTAGCACCGATTTTATATTCACGAGATAATTGTTCTATGCTCTTGGTTGTATATAATAAAGAATTTGTAATATCCAATACTATTTTCGAGCTTTTTCTTTCATTACCATTATATCGTAAAGGATAATACAATTCATCATTTTTTCGACTTATCCCACGATTTATCATAGATAAATACTCCTTAGATATTTCAAATTTTTTACTAATTTCATCATAAGATAGCTTATTGTTTATTAGCGCAAATTGAATCTGGTTTATAGTTTCTTCATTATAGATAGTTGCACTACTTTCATCTCCAGATAAAATCGGTGGGTCTTCTCCTCCAGGAGTCATATTATAACCTTTATTTTTATCTAAGAAACTATTATAATAAGAAATCCAATACTTCTCTCGTTCATTATAATCAGGAGTTGGGCCTTCAATAACTTCCATTTTGAAGTTATCAATACCGTATTTCCTCATTGCGTTATATAAATAATTTGTACGACGTCTATCAGAAGCGCAGTCACAATGCTCTTTCCATCGTTTTCGTAGGTCTTTTGTTTGACCAATGTAAACCTTATTATTTATTAGATTAGTAATTTTATAAATATATTTTTCCATATTCTCTCCAATCAGCTTCCCACGGGATTGTCTTCTAAATAAAATTTCTCTAACGTGGGGAGTATTTTTATTCGTTCAGATTTCCCCGTTAGCCGCGATGCGACCCCGCTGATAAGCGGAAAAATGTTTACTGGCAGACAGTTTACCAGAAAAGTCCAGCTGTAATATCGACACTTACAAAAATCTGCCGCAGGAACTTTCTATGTTCCGGCCCAGCTTTGATAAGACGTTGTGCCAACTTCATATCGTTCTCTCCAATAAAGTAGCCACCACGTTTGGAAAATTCATCATCATCAAAAATCATTGGATAACTATCACTTTTATTCCAGCTTGCTAGGGGATTTCTCATTCCACGAATCGCGTGATCAAAACCCCACATGTCTGTTCTTTCAAACTTCATTTAGCCGCCTCCATTCTTATTATAACCATAATCTTGCGTTGCTAGTAATTCAATATATTGTTTTTCTTTTTCAGGAAGCAATTCCTTTGGAACTTGTTCTAATAATTCAAAACTCCAATTCCAAAGTCCTTCTTCTTTCATAGCGTGATGTATTGCTTGGTCGGCAATGGTGCTAATACCAATGGCGCTTTTTACATGGTCTTGTAAACGTTTCTTTACATTTACAGAACGGCCAATATAAGCTTTTTCACTCCGAATATTGGTTATTTTATAAATACCACTAACTTCTCCAATAGAATTATCCTTTAACATTTCATTGAGCGGTTTTTGTATATATTCCGACCAAATGAGTTTATAAAGAATATCAGGATGATGGAAGCGCGAACTTATAGAATAAATATAATCTATATCATCTTTTGCTTCTTGAGTTAGATGGATTGTAGCTTTTTCGCGTGAGCTAGATTTGTTATTGAGTTGTTTAGTCTGTGAAAGTAAAGCCTGATATAATCTACTTTGGGATTGAATATCGTTTGTAAGTTTTTGAAAGTCATTTGCTTTTACCTGATAAGCCGCATCAATAGCATCATTCTTTGCTTTAGCATAATATAAAAGCTCTTGTTCTTTCTTGTTATATTCTTCCTTTATTTTTTCGTCAATAATTTCACGGCTGGAAGAAATATAATCATACTTATCACGTAATTCATCACAAGCTAAGTCCGCATTATCTAATAGTGCAGTTAGTTTAGTAATTTCTTTTTCGAGTTTATGTACTGTTTCGTTATAAATCTTTTGCCAATTTTGAATTGTATTATCTTTCTTCTTTAATAAGTAAAAAGAGAAAGATAATACTATCATTATGGCTAGTAATGATAGTATTACAATATCCATTCTTCCTCTCTATTTGATATAATCATTATATCATATTTTTCTTTCAATGTCAAATTTTTTAGCATATTGATTAGGGCTAGCTAGATAAACACCAAGCACTTCATCATAATGCTTTTCTTGATTAGGAATAAAACGCCCAAACTTAACAATAATATTTGAATAAAACTTTAGCCATTCAATCTGTTCTGTAAGTTCTTCTTCTTTATATCCAGTATAAATAACAATATCATCGTTACTAACTTGACGGAATTTTTTTATAAAATCTGTTAGTTCAGTCCAAGAATCAAAAGGCTCAAGCCCGCCACAAACAATAGCTTTAGTAATATCATTATGTAAATAACGAGAAATCAGCTTATCCGTATCTATTTCATAAGTCGCGGTTTTAGCTAATTCACTGTTTTGACAACACTTTACTCCACATTCTTTCTCGCACTTGAAAGAACAAGAGGGGAAGCCGACAAACATTGCCGGCTTCCGGTAGTTGACAAAATCTTCTTCTACTAATTGTTTTATTCTCATTCCAACTTCATCCAGTCTCTCATTGCAAATTCAGCTTTTCTTTCTTTAGAATAAGTCTTTTCTGGTGTAAGGAATCCTACAATGCGCTGATAGGTTGTTACCTTTTTTCCGCCACAAATAGGACAAGTTTCTCCATAGAAACCGTGATTGTTTTTACAAGCACTAATGCGAGTGCAAAAAGCAAAATATACAACACCTTTATCGGCAATATAATTTAGCATGTTCCACGCTGCATCAAAGTTAGTAAAGGGGGCATCAATATTTATATGACTGATAGACCCGCCGTTACACGCTTTATCCAAAGTAGCACTCAATTTTACTTTTTCTTGAATAGTGGTTTTTACGCCAAGAGGAATCCATTGATTTCCATAAAGAGGAAGCTCATATGGTTCATTAGGATAAAAGAACTTATCTTTTTGCATTAGAATAGAAGCGGCACGTTCACCAGGAATTTGTTCAATATTCGCGCTATAATCCTTATCAGCTGTGAAGGTATTCTTTTCTTTATTGATAGCGGCAAGAATCTGTTTTGCGAACTCAATGCCTTCATCAGTGTAATAGGTATAACCAAATTCATCTTTCTTAGTCATACCAAATTTCTGGAGAGTCTCATAAATTCCAATAATCGTGTTAATCATATATTACTATATGCACTGACTATCTCTTAAACGCGACCCTTGTCGCGTTTACTATCATTTCGATTTGTGTATCAATAACAAACCTACTTCGCTATACGCGAATAGTCGATACAGGGGTTATCTTTTTCTAATTGGATATTCTATTTGAGGGTCAAAATATTTTTTTATTTTTCCTCTATTTATATTACTAATAACAGCGTTACTAACTCCAAACTCTTGAGCTATTTTATTTATAGATAATTTACTATTTTTTAATTCTTGATAAATCAACTGTAATTCATTTGGCGAAAAACAAGTTCTACCTTTTTCACGCTCGCCTCTTATTGGATAAGTGAGATTGTCTTGTCGCCCAGTTCTTCCAACATTAACATCACTTATTGTTTGCTTGCTTACATTATATTTTTTTGCCAAGTCGTCTTGAGAAAGAGAGGAATGTTGTAAGTCCCAAAGAAGCTTAGGCAAATATTCTTGTTGATACTTCATCTTCCCTTTCCTTAAAGGATAAGTTAGATACTTTCTAAAATAAACCCTTCCTTGGTTTATATCGTTCAAAAAAGAGGAATCACAATGATATTCCTGAGCAATATCTTTTAACGATTTATCTAACTCAAAACGCAAAGCATAAGTGACTTGTTTAATTTTTTCTTCAGAATATTTTTTGCTATCTCTTAGTGGATAGGTTAGGTCAGGGTTATAGTATGTACGGCCAAGATTGATTTCACTGACAATAAAAGGAGAAACGTTATATTCTTGGGCAAGCTGATGAAAAGTTTTATCACTGGTAATAATTTCATCCACTAAAGCTAATAAAACTTTTTCTTCTTTTATCGCTGCACTTGGACTGTGAACACCATTACCTACCCCCTTACCACCATCGGCAAGATTATATCCATTCGGCACAAGGCTATTGTAATACTGTATCCAATATTTTTCGCGCTCATCGTAGTTCTCTACGTCACTTTCTAAAATTTCCATCCAAAAATTATCAAAGCCATATTTATTCATAGCTTTTGTTATTAACTGAGCTTCTGGCTTTTTTTGAGCAGCAGATTTATATTGTGCCCAACGTTGAGTAGGATTAACCGTTTGTCCTATATAGACCTTGTTATTAAATTTGTTTTTTATTATATAAATATCCTTTATCATAAATAACCTCCCACGGGATTACCCATTTTTGGGCTTCCCCGTTAGCCACCCTTGTGACCCCACTGATAAGTGGAAAAATAGTATTAGGCATTGTTACATACCAATAGAATTATATTGAGATTTTAGATTCATTAGATGATGAGTGTAATTAGGAAGGAGTCCTTTTTCAATATTACGAGAAATAATCCCACGGATTACATCAAGAGCTTGTAGACAAAGAAGTACACGATCTTTTAGTACCTTGAGATAATCTTGCGTATTTTCCGTTTCATAGGCAATTCGCGCTAGATTGATTGTATTGACTTTGATACTGCCGACTTCTAGAGCAGAGCCTCCGATGCTATTAAAGTAGCCTAAGTTTTTTACATCAGAGACTAGTCTACAACAATTACTTAGACTAGTCACGTCTTCACTGATGAAGAAATTGCTATCTGCCCATTTCATATTGTGTTTGCAGCACCACTTAGCAAAGTCTTCATCTACAAATTTTCCGTTTTTTCTTAGAAGAGCATAAGTTAGAACTGGAAAGGTCATCATATTCTGAGAACGAATATTACTTACAACTTCCATGAAGGCTTTTTCATACTCAATAATATCATCAATATAATCAATGATAAAAGTACCGTCTGGGTATTCCTTACCGCCAAAAAGTGCTGCTAGATATTCACGGTCAAAGATAGAGAAATTAGTAAAGGCTGATTGATTGACGCGAAGATATGGCTGATTTAGTTTATAAACTATTCGTTGAAACTCTTGATCGCGATAGGTTTCCGGAGTACCAGTATAATAATGATTTTCACAATCCTTCTTCCAGAAATAGAAAGAATAAATCAGAAATGAAGGGAGCCCACAAGCGCCAGAAGAACGATTAGAAGTGTAACTGACAAATTCTCCTACAAAGTCAGTATAAGTGACTAGGTGCTTTGGCGGCTGAGCATTGAAGTTATCTACAAAGTATAATCCACGCTTGACTAACTCTTCAATATCATAAGCAAAGCAATATGGCAGGTAGGTAGAACTCGCTGCATCATGAAGATAATAGCGACCAACCCATTCATCTCTTAGCCATTTATTAGCAGTTTGGAAGCCATAATGCTTATTCATTTCATAATAAATCTTGTTGAAAGCAAGTAGTTTAGAATGTGGCTTGTGCATCTCAGACATTAGTGAACAAATATCTTTTGTTCCAACATTAGCGTTACCATCAATAGACGCATCGGCCACTGTTTGCTTATCAATAAAATTATCAATAAAGTCTGTATAACTTAGCTGTTCATCACTGAAACCATTTAGCTTAGCCATATCAGTGCCATATTCAGCCATTAGTTTATTTAGCTGTGCTGTAAAATTTTTATCTAGTCTAATATTGATTTTCATTATTGCTCCTCCACCCATTTATTAGCTTGAGAAAAATCCATAATCTTTCCATCAACTTCTAGCATTGGAGCAGTAACAAATCCTTTCTCTATCATTTCTTCAGAATTAGAATTGATAGAATACTGGATATTTTTTCGGTCTAGTTTAGTTGCTAGAATTTTACAACGAGGACACCCCGTAGTATACAAAATTATCATTAGTCCTTCACCTTCCCACAAAAACAGCAATATTTCGCGCCATTAGGATTATCTTTCTTTACTTCAAAAGCAGAAATAATAGTGCCATTATAATCGTATTCATGTGTACACATTGAACGATATTTTGTAATTTCTTTTCTAATTTCCGCGGCGCGAGCATTGAAAGTAAAGTTATTTACATTAGCTGCATATTCATCTTCAAGATGATGAATCTCGTAACTTATTTCATAGTTTGTCATAAGCCCCTCCTTAGAACATCATTTCTACTACGGGTAAGACAAGCCCGATATTTAGAATTTTCAGGGAATAAACTTAGTAGAATTGGTAGTTCTTCTTTGTCATAAACACTAACCGCACTATAAACACTGTATTCATTTTTATAAATCTGATTCAAGTTAGTCCTGATTATTTTATAAAGTCTATCATAAGGATTATTGATATTATCCTCATAATAAACGTTGAATCTCTTTTTATCAGCAAGACAATCATAATAAAGCCGCAAACAATTTGAAAGATATTGCAATGACTTTTCTTTCGTTAGATTGTCTTGTAGCTTAGTTGCAGGAGTCATAGGGATAGAAACAGAAAAACTATAATTCGTGACTGGTAAATTTATCATATCCAAATATTCTTTTATATAGCTATATTCTGTATCAAAATCCAGTACAACTTCCGCGGGACAATAGCGCTGAAGAATTACACTGTTTTGAATAAGTCCATTCTCGAATAAATATAAAAACTGGTCAGGAGTTTTTAGTTTTATCGGCCAATAGTAACGTAAACGTGGCAGATCATAAGGGCGCGCCTTTTTAGATAAATCAACTAAAAGTTCAAGCCCATTGTTTCTTGTAATATCTTTGTCATAAATATAAGTTACTCCCCACTTTTCTTGTGGGAATTGCTCAACTTGTAATCGACCTTTGCTATGAAGTCTTATAAAGCCAGCGCGATTCAGTAGAGTGTTATAATAAATTTTTTCTTTTGAACTCGCGATTGATAATTTCTTTTCGATGTATTGAGAATAGCAATCAATAGTTGGTGATGTATTTTCTATCTCCATATTAGGAAATTCTTTGTAATCACCACCAGTAAAAGCCGCACCTCTAACAATAACATTCCTATGTTGAAAGAAATACTGCGGTACTGGTGCATCTAACTTATCTTGAAAAATATAAACTTGGTCACAAGCTTCAAGTAAAGAAGAGTCCCCCAATAATTGAGGGAACTCACGATGTTTTTTTGCCCAAGAATATAACTTCATAGCTTCCAAGTTTGGGATAAATGTTTTTTGTTTTCTGAATGTTTCAGCATCTACAATACCAATCATTCTTCTTCATTCACCCTTTCAAATACTAGATTTCCATCATTTTCAATTTTAGCAAGTAAAACTTGACTTGGGGAGTTCTTGTACTTCTTTGGTACAAAATCATTACCACGACGAATACCTTGGACGAGTAGCTTATTGCCACGGGTAAACCAGCTTCGTTCCAAGATTTTCTTCTTGCCGTCATCGCCGCGCTCAGAGATTTGACGGTCGTATTTTACGAATTGATTGTCCCAAATTTTCATATTGACAACGCCGGTATCTGTGAGAAGCGTTACTGTATGTTTATTTTTATTCTTATTTATTACTGTGCCTGCAATAAAGCAAAGTTTATACATTGGAATCTCTTTACCATCTTTTGTGTGAATAACATAATCTACCAAAGGTTCTTCGGGAAGCTGCGTAAAATCTTCAATTTTGAAGCTATCAATATAACCTTCTTGATAAAACTTATGAAGTTCGTGCGGTGCATAGTAGAATCCAACACTATCCATTTCCCATTTACTTACACTACCTTCTGCATACTTCTCAGCTACAAGACTTATAGCATGTTCGTTGACAATATCAAGCATATGATTTTCTGGATTCTTGAGGTATTCACGCATTGGCTCCATTGCTTTCTTATACAGATTATCCCATATCTTCTGTTCAATACAGAACCCTTCTTCTGTATCAACTATCTTTGAAGTATCAAATTGTTTTGCATAGAAATCATATGCTTCTTGAGTAATAGTATAGAATGTTCCACTCTTACAAGTTTTAAGATACTTGTTGAATCGGAACAATTCAGCATAATCTGCCATTTCTTCTGGAATAAGACCTTCTCTGATAAGACCAGGCATATTCTGCAACGTCAAGCGGGACTTTGTATCAGCAATAGAAAGAAGATAATTATGTAGAATTGTAGGACGGTCTTTTCCTTCAATTTCATCAAAAGCTCCAGACTTGATAAGGTTGATGGCTTGCGTTTTATTGACTTTTACTTTAGTAAGGAAATCAATCAAACTACTATATGGACGATGTGCAATAATGGATGTCACCAATGAATCACCAATCCTTGTAATGCCCTTGATGCCATAAATAATTGTATTAGTTTTAGCGTCAGGAGTAAAAGAGTAACGACTCTTATTGATATCCGGAAGCGCAACGTTGATACCATTGCGGCGCATACGTCCAATAGCTATACTGATTTTGCCATAGTCTACTGTCTTATTAGCTTTCTTTTCATCTTTATCATCATCATCCTCTTCATCAGCATCATTCTCAATCATACCATCCATAGCGCCGCTATCAACAATCATGTTAGCGCAATTCCAATAGATAGTAGGATAATGATAAGCAAGATTCATTTCTTGTAGACCAATGAGAGAATAGGCTAGAGTGTGGGCTAGGTTGCTATACCGCACTTGCTTTCACAAGCCCAATAATGGTTGCGGTCTGGACTATACAATCAACTTATAAGCAAGTTGTCCTTATTATAATGTAATAATTAGAATGGTAATTTTTTCTTTTTATATTTGAAATCTAATTTATATAACATTGTCGGGAAGTTTTTTACATATGGTGCAACTAAACTACAAAATTTTATTGCATTTTCGCCGTTGCAGCATAAACGATATCCTGATCTTTCTTGACTAATTCTAAAGATAATACCCCACTTATTTTCTAAAAGCTTTTGTAACTTAGTTACTTCATCCAAAGTAAAACTATGTACGGCCAGATAAATTTCACGAGAATGATATTCTCCTGGTCGCTTTGAATCTTTATGCAGGACTAAGCTCCCATCATCCATATACATAAAAGCAAGGGTAATTTCATCAAATCTATTCAGAATAGAATCAGTCAGCCGTTTTTTCCCTTCAATATAAATTTCCTTATACAAATATTTTAATTTATCGGTATTGAAATAAGCATATCTATACGAATAACCATTTTTGTCAGTTGCACTACGTACTGTGGTTGGAGCAAGATAATCTTTTATAAATTCAACTTTTTCATCCACATATGCTAACTGATTGCCGCCATGTCGTAAGTATAGATACTTTTCACTTGGCATGCTTCCGTCAAATAAAATCATGCCAATCATTGCACTATTGAAGTCATGTGCATTTTCAATTTTTTTTACCATTCTAAACCTCCCTGATGACTAAGCCATCAGTCCCTAATAATTATTACTAAGTCTCTGAACGTCTTTCTCTTAGAGAAATTTCGCTGCGCTTGATTACCCAATCTATTACGATTTTACCTTACCGACTCCGTTACTAGTCGCCGCAATAATATCACTATTATTGTTTGGTTGTAATAGCTCTAAGGGACTTCCCGCAGTTTCAAGGATTTTCATTTATATCTCACGATATAATGGCTCCAATCTTTCGATAAAAGCTATAGCCAGCCTGTGTCGAGATAAGAACTTGCCATACATATTCTACCAAATTTAAACTAAGATTCTTTTCTTCTGCATTTTTATAAAAATCTTTTTCTAGTTGTGCAAACTCTTTTGGCTTTTTCTTCAGGGTTGTTATCGTAAAGGCTTTTTATCCTCTACTTCTTATAGTTTCCTATAAGCTCGGCGTACATTTTCATCCTTATTATAGGATGGCGGGCACTCTTGGATAGATTATATTTATTCACTATCTACGCTCTACAATAATGGTTAGCCTTTCGTAATCTAACCATTTATCTCGGTATTGGCATATAATATAATTATTTAGCTTCCACCGATTTTGCCCACTTTTCATTCAAAGATTACTCTTTGACGCGCCAAAAATTTAGCGACGCTTTTCCTAACTTTATCAACCTGTCCCAACGACCATCCTGCGATTTGTGGATTCAAAAGCAATTCCATCATACGCTCCTGAGCCTCACAAATGCCATTAGATTGGTCAAGATAAGAATGAAGCAATTTTCTTTCTTCTTGAACAAGACCCCATTGCATCATTTCTTCATCCCAGGCGTATGAGTCTTCACGGAAACGTTTATATTTTTCTAGTGGAGTTTCGCCTTTTCCATCACCCATTAAACGAATGACAGAATTGAGAGTTGCCAAGTCTTCTACATTCTCTGGATGTGTCATTGCGATACCTTGAATACCACTTGCTGCGTCCATTTGAAAAACTGAGAAGATTTTATTGTCCCATAACATCTTCCACATACCGCGAGAAGTGCGATCAATTTTATAGATACCTAAAGCATTTTCATAAGTTTCGCGCAAGGTAGTCTTCTTTTCAATTAGACCATCGTAACAAAGCAAATCTAGACAGGCTTGCATCTTGTCTAGTGCTTCAATAGCCAAAACGTCTATCTTAATAAGTCCTAGTTCCTCAAGTCTATGGAGGTCAAACTGACTAATAGTTTCACCTTTCGCTGTTTTCATAGTAGCCGCACGTTTTGTGAAAGGCTCATCTACAATAACAACACCACCAGCATGCTGGCCGCAACCAACTACTAGTCCTTCTAGAGCCTGAGCAACTTCCCAAAGTTCAGGGTAGACTTCTGACATTTCATGAACAAATTGCTTATTAGGAGCTAATCCTTTCCCTTCATCACCATAAAAAGTCTGAGCTAATGTATGTTGAATACCGCGCTCACTAGTAATCATTGAAGCTAAATATAAAGCTACATCAACGTCAATTCCCAATCCTCGTGCTGCGGTCTGTATTGCAGCTTTTGCTGCTTCTGTCATAAAAGTACCGACGCGAACGACACGCTCTTTGCCATACTTTACTTGAAGACCAGTAATAACTGCGTCGCGGCGAGAGCCAGCACAGTCAACGTCTATATCCGTTCCCACGACGTAGTTTCCTACTAAATGTGGGACTGACTATATCTTGAATTTAGTGTTTTATACCAAATTCTGGAACCACTTCGCACCCGTCTTCATCTCGGATGCTACTCCCCTCAGGGATAGTCGATACACTTTCCACAGTCCAATCTTGAGTAATTTTATATTTTTCCAATGAAAATAATGACGCTCCATGTTTGCTAGCATATTTACAAGCCGCTCTTTGACTAATAAAGTAACCAACAACTTCTCCTGCTTTCTTTAGACATACTGTTTTATAATTTCTAACAGGAGTTGAATGGTCAAGCATTTTATCTATATTGCCTTGTCTAGTAACCCATTGTAAATTACTAGCTTTATTATTTTGAGGATTGCTGTCTATATGGTCAACTTCTGGTAAATTATTTGGATTAGGAACAAAAGCTTTTGCTACTAAACGATGAACTAAAGTATTATGTTTATTGTATTCAGAATCACACAATTTTACCATAAGATATTTAGATTTAGCACCTGTATATTGAACTAAAACTCTTTGTGGTTCTTTGCTAATTTTATTATTGTGGCTACCACGAATACAGTAAGAATAAACGTTCCCTAGTTCATCTACTCCGTATTTTCCATCATATCCTTCTATTATTTTTATCATATCTATTCACCTCCTTTCTAAAAGAAAAATATTGGACTGTGGGTTAGCACGGTATTGCCAGCTGCCCATTGCTGGGTCTTAGGGTCTCTTAGTCAGCTACTTCGTCCTTTTATTTAGAGCTATACCGTTGTAACGTCACAAGCTCAGGCTTATTCCACTGATACCGTTAGCCGCTTATATAAGCGACACCTTTGAAGAAGTTCAATTCCAATGCTCAATATTACATAAGCACTGACATACGTTCAGGATTCATAAAACGCCAATATCTTAGTGGAGCCTTTTCTCTCGTAGGATCAACTTGACATATATCAAGAAGATAGTTGAGATAGAATGAAACACCACTACCACGACCAGAACCGACTAGGCTATACTGCCAAATAACTTGAACATAATCACTTTCTTGTAGAAGATAAGCAGACCAACGAATATGTTGTTTCTCAGATGAATCCCATAAAATCTGCATTTCCGTTTGAATGCGCTCTAGCCGCGTTTTTTCTTGTCCATCTTCACGATAGAAGCGAGGGCCATTGATTTCTTCCCAAATACGAACAGCAAAGTCTCTATCTTCCTGATATGGAGAGTTGATGAAGTTTTGCATTACAGGAATCTCTCGTGGTAAATTCACAAGTGTACTTATATCATAACTACGTTGAGGAATATAAGGAACTTTAATTGGAGCTTCAAGGTCATACTCCTTGCACATGGCAGCAACTTTATTAGTGTTTTCCAAATATTTACAAACTTGTTCTTCTGTAAAATAGCCCTTCATATAAGAAAACACTTCTTGCGCGTCCATTACATAAGTAGAAGCATAAAATTCATCTACTTCACGGTCGCCATCTTTAGAATTGAGGAAAGCTTTATGTATGCGACGATCAGATTTGGTGTAATAATGACTATCTGTTGTAATGATAATTGGTAAGTCAAAAGCTTCTCCCACTTTGGCCAACTCCTGATTTACAAAAATTTGTTCCTCAGAAAAAGAAGGCTGCATTTCCAGAAAGAGATTTTCTTTACCAAATACCCCTATACACCAGTCAAGAAAAACAGCAAGGTCTCGTTGAATTTCTGGTTTCTTAGCTTTATTCGCACCATAAGCGAGGATACTCTTAGCAGTTCGACCACCTAAGCAGGCTGTACTAGCGATTATATGTCCAGGATTTGAACCAATAATTTCTTCAATATCAGAATAATAAGTAGGAGTTCGTCGCGTAAACTTCATATAACTTCTTTCCCAAGCTCTAGTAGAAAGAATACACAACTGCTCCCAACCAATGCGGTCTTTAGCAAGAAGAATGAAATGGTAGTATGCGTCTTTTCCACTTTGAAAGTTTTCTCCATTCAAACCATTTCTACAAAGGTAAATCTCATTACCTAGAATTAGCTTGAAATTCCACCAACTACCATCTTCATCTTTATTCCTCATTTCTTTAATATAATTCTGTGCGTCTACATGCGCACAAAGGGCTTCGTGGTCTGTAATTGCCATGCCGCTCAAACCAATATCATGGCCATACTTGAGAAGTCTATCCACCTTATTGATACAGTCAATAAGGCGAATATTACTTCCTTTGTCTGTGTGATTATGAAGGCCAGCATAATGGACATTCTCTATCATTCAATCACTTCCTTTTTCTTGATATGTATATTATATCATACTTTCTAAATTTTGTCAAGTTTAGAAACCGCGGCCAGCCCCTCCTCCACGAGAGGAGCCGCCACCAAAGCCAGAAGAAGAGGAATGATTGGAACCAGAACAATGAATGGAACTACTGCTTTCACTAATAACTTCTATAATTGTGCCGAACACCTCAAAGGCAGTTGAAATAATAGGCTCGCGCTCTTTATATCGAATAAGATGATAAAGGAAGTAAATGAATGAACAACCAAATGAAAACGCTAGTAACACGGCAATGATAAATACTATCCATCCAAGTGCTATGAGAATTGTTGCCATAGGTTTCTCCTCTTAAAATAAATATTTTGATTTTGATCGAGATTGAGTTGATGTTGCGGCGACTTCATAATCAGAAATAACTACTTGTGGCGTAGTACGTCCACACCATTCATTTACTGTGCATTTACCATAAAGTGAAATGACTTTATCTGTGTTATCCCCAAGTTCCATACAAGCTTCTTCATTTTTGAAGATGACAAACTCTACTCCATTCTTCTTGAACTTTAGACAATTACTTTTCATAAGTTGGACTTCATTACCAGCCAAAGCAATATTAGTAAATCCAAGCATAGGCTCAGCAACACCTTGCCCCCAATAAGGTTTACCGCTATCAATAGCTTCAATGATTGTCCCACATTCATCGGGGACTCCATCAAAAAGATAATCTACTTCATAGCCTTTATCATGGAAGTCTACATTAGCAAGTTGTTCATTTGCAAGATGAATAAAGTTATCATATTGTGATTCTGGAAGACTAGCTCCGAACGCAAAATCGTGCGATTATTCCATTGTTTCCAATGGCGCTGACTATTTCTTACGCAATAAATTGCGAATACCCATTTGGAGTTGCGTACCAATAGCAACCCTACTCTCCGAAATGGAGATAGTCGATACAGCTTTCTTGATTCAAAATTTGTTTATTATATTCAGCATTATTCCTGATTGGATATTTAAGGCGTTCATCTTTATGATTATTACCTTGATTTATCATTTTCGCGCTTGAACGGCTCCATCCTACTTTTTCACCTATTTTATTCAATGGGATAGTAGATGTACAACATAGCCATTGAATATATAAAACTCTATATTTATCTAATTCTGTTTCACTAGGTCGTAGGGGATATGATAAATTTTCTTTTCGCCAAGCATTTCCTTCTGTTATATGCCGACACATGTCGGATGTAATATTATTTCTTTTTATAACAGTTTTTCGAGGAATTTTCCAATCTAATAAATCAGAAATAACTTTATCTGCTTGTTCTTGTGATAATTTAGTATTACAATTCTTATCTCCTTTTAGAATTGGCGGCTCTTGTCCTCCATTTTGTACATTATATCCATTAGGCACTTTACTATTATAATATATAATATATTCTTTTTCTTTTTCATTGTAATCTTCATACCAACCAAGAATCTCAAAAGAGAAATTTTCCTCACCATATTTTTTTATTGCTCGATGTAAGGGACAATTTGGTTCATTATTACCTCTTACATGCTCTCTCCATCTAATATTGGGTCTATATGACTGTCCAATATAAAGTTTGTGATTGATTAAATTTTCAATTTTATATATTGCTTTCTTCATATTCTCACCTCCTTTTCTAAAAATATTTTTGAATCAAGACTTGCCACGAGATTAGCATATTCATAAAGAACTTAGCCTTCCTCGTTAGCCACTAAAAGTGACCCCGCTGGTCAGGCGGTAAAGGTATTATGGGCCACAATTTGACCCGCCGTATATTCAAATAAGTTCGTATGCTCAAGATAATCTTTGAAGCTACCCATATCTGTATTAGCTTCCGCGCGAGCACTACCTTTAAGATTACCGTCATCACATTCACGCAATAAAAGTGTTGGTTTATGATATCGTGCAACACACTTCATCGCAACCAAGCCTGTAAGAGAAGAATGGATACCGTCTTCATCTGTTATAGGAATGAGAAGAATTTTATTATCCAATAAGCCTAGCTTATGAATCTTAGCTTCAACAACTTCTAATGCTTTATCCACTAATGTTTGTTGTTTCTTCTTTACGTTTACCATAATACGCGCGGCTTGTTCACCTAGAATCTCGATCTCTCCTGGCTTTGCACCGCGTTTAAGAGATTGAACGATTCTATCACCATCTAATAAAGCCTCAAATAGAATATATTTTTCTTCTTGCGTACCTACTCGAATGAGAGCATTAATATGCGGTGCAATAAAGAAGGCAACATCTACTGGATAAAGTTCTGTCCGGTCTTTCAAAGAAAAATGCAAGGCTCTAACTAGTGCTTTTAGTCCTGCATTTTGGATATGATTTAGACCACGTTGGACAATGTAATGTGTTTCTTCATTAGATAACAACATCATATCAGAGACTAGACCAACCGCAGCCAAATCATAAAAATTATTTGAGCGACTATTATCATCAAAATATTCTTCATCATAACACTGGCATAACTTCAATGTCACACCAGCACCGCATAAAGTGGGATTGCCATATTCAGGCGACATTTGATTATTGATGACAATAGCATAAGGGTTGTCGTAAATATCACACAAGTGGTGGTCACAAATAATGATTGGAATACCCATTTCATTTACTTGTTTATGAAAGTCAATTTCAGAAGAACTAGCATCGGGAATAAAAAGCAAGTCTGTGTTTGACTCAATTTGGTCAAGGATATCCTCAATACCATGTTGCTTACCTTCGTGAATGCCAAACTTGAATTGGCAATTTTCATTTACAAACTTCATATAACCAGAAGCAATGGCGGCTGAAGTATAGCCATCAGTATCAGCATCAACTACAATAAATATATGCGGCGAATCTTTACAAAGAACTTCATGCAACTTTTCTACGCCTTCGCGCATATTCCTTAGCTTCCATCCATTCAATAACACAGATTCATCTACATTACGATATAAATCAGGATTCTCAATGCCGCGCGCTCGCAGAATGTCATCTAGATAATCGAATGAATCTTTTGGTAATTTATTTTCACAATAGAATTTCATTTAGTTCACCATCACCCGATTCTCCAATAGAGAAACGAATGTCTCTTTACCTCTATCAATCGGGCTATCCTTCTTTCTCAGTAAATTTTTTTGGTCTATAATAAAACTAACTTTTGAGTAGTTAGTGTATCGCTTAGCAAGAGAGTAAAGTTTGTCAAAATATTTATCACATTCATCACTAGCATATTCTTCAAATTCTTTATCAAAAGCAATGACGATTTCATCAATTCGATTCTTCTTAATGAGTAAGTCTATTTGCGGTTTTGATATATTTGAGCCGCATACAGCCACAGCATTACTATTTTTGCCAAAATAACTCCGATGAAGGATAACACTTTTTTCGCCTTCAAAAAGAATAGCTTGATGAGAAGAATGAATTGCAGGATAAGATAAATTATATCCATATAAATTCATAGCTAGTGAATGATTATACATTTTGTCTTCCATTATTAGCGGGCAATATTTTGGAATGTCTGTGTTCTGTTCATGCTGCATATTTCTAATTCTAATACCTACTAGTCTGTTATCTAAATCATAATGCGGGATGATAATTCCCATATGAGAAAGAGAGCATCGAATATTATATTCCTGAATTGCTTCTGGCGTCATTCCTTCTTTTAGCCAAGATAGCGGCGGTACAGCGATAAAGCAATTCATTACATTAGAACTATATTCTGGTAGCTGATAATAACTTGCCCGTTTCTTATATTTGCTTGTTACAGATTCATAACGCTTAGTTTCATAAACTAAAGTATTGTAATTCAAATATGAGAGCACATAATCACGCGCTTCACTATATGAACAAGGCTCACCTCTAGTTTGCTTTACTCTCATTATAAGAGTAAAAATAGTAAAAGCATCATTACATTCAGTATAACAAACAAAGACATGGTTGTTGAAATAGTAATACAGCTTCATACTAGCTTCTTGAACATCTGAGTTATGACAAATAGTAGGAAAAATATAAGCTGAAGAAGTTTCTTCATACCTATCCACACCTAGACTCATTACTATTTCTTTTATTTGTTCAGGTTGCAAGCTATTGATTATTGTTTTTGAATCTAAGAAAGCAGTTTCAATTTCGCCATCGGAGAATCCAATATTATACTCCATAGTTCCAAGAATCCTTCTTCCCCTTTATTTTTATTAGCTCTTGTGAATTAGCAGCGTCAGCATCAGTGACTTGTTTTATCTCTTTTTCAGCTTCAAAATCAATCGTGTCATCAGAAAAGATAATACGCGGTGAACCAATGTTGATTACATTATAGTTCGCATCTGTAACAAATAAGTCTTGCCAACGAGCTGTGCCTAAATCATATAGCCCCCAGATACGCACATTTTTATAACGTCCACGCCTCAATTTATAAATATCCATTACATGAGTAGGAATAGGCATACCACTAATATGACAAGCATATTGTAGTTTAGCTTTATCTTTATCAGTAGCTACACAAATAATTGTGCCACAGTCGATTTTATCCGCGATACCTTTAGAACCACGAATAAGAGTTTGATTTCTAATGCCTTCAAAGTTTTCATAATCGCCAGAGATTTGTGTTGCGCTTTCAATAAATAGATGGTACTCGACAGCCAAATCTTTCAAGGCTGTAGATAATAATGTGAGTACAACATCTTCACGCAGCTTTGAGTCCCTGAACTCTGTTAGTAGGCTAGGACTAGAGAAAACATAATCGTAGATTACGTTCTCTACTTGATTCATAGTTACTTGTCGCTTTATAACAGTCCTAATCTGATTGATTGTAGGATCAGGAATACTTTCAATGAACAGATTAGGATAAGATTCCATTAGGTCAATAGCATCATCTACTCGCTGTTCTTCTTCTTTAGTATATGTGCCAGTTAAAATTTTCTCTTCATTTACACCACTAAGATAGGCCAGTACAATAGTTTGCACTTCTTCTTTTTCTAGCTCTGTAGTAATAATAAGTGTTTTTTCTTCATTGCCGCTTTTTACCCATTCTTTGGTAGCTTCTTCATACCGAAAAGGATAAGCTAGCATACAAGCGTCTCCTACCATACGACGAGACTTACCGCCAGAAGTACCAGCAGAATAAAGATAGAACTTGCCTTTTCTTGCACCACGAGCAATTACATTGAATAAATCACCTTGAAGTGGTGCTCCTACTTCAGGCGCGCGTTTGAGATCTTCTTTCAATGTTTTGATATTCTCATCTGCCGCAACAGACTGGACTCTACCAATATTGAAATCATACTCAATTCCAGATATACGTTTTGTTATAACGTTGAAAATGTCTTGAATTGACATAGCGTCAAAATTTTCAAGCATTTCTTTTTGCTTTTTTAGGTCAAAGTCATTAGCGGGATAAATATCATCCACACTAATTCCATTCTTTACCAGTTTCCTCAGTACAGAAAACTTTTTTACTCTAGTGAAGTAATATGTAAAATTTTCTGGTTGTGCAATATCACAACAATCCTGAAGATAGCCAATTCCATTTTCTGCCGTGAAGTTGGCATAAATAGCATTATACTGCTGTAAATATGTATCTATGTCAACGATGGTAATTTTTTCCGCGCCTAGTTGAAATAAATTATAAATAGCGTTGTAAATAGACTTACTAAACTTAGTATCAAAATCATCAACATTTAATTCATTACCAATTTCGGCAAAGAGGAGTGGCTTCTGAATCAAACAGCCAATAATATTCATTATGGCATTTTTATCAGATAGTGCCAACTAGCTCAATCCTCCTCCTCCCACCAATCCATAGGATTGACAAGCTTAGTTTCTTTTTGAATAGTTTTCTTTTGTACAACAAGCACTTCTTTCTGCGCATTTTCTATTGCTTCTTTCATAGTCTTCGCGGCTTGTTGTGCAATTTCTTCTTGACGACGCCAGTATACTTGCGCTTGAGAATAATAAGTAGGCACTAATCCAATTCGTTCGTCAGCGCCTTTAGGACTTATTTTCTTTATTTCATAAATATAGCGAAGGGTATTTAGAATACCCTCATCAGTATAACCACGCTCAAGAAAATTCTTCCTCATTTTATAATTAGCGGGGCCTGGTGCTTTAAGATTGAATATTTTACAAATATAATCACATAACTCTTTTCTTTTCATCTTTGCTGCATAACAATCAGTATGATAAAACTTTGGTTTCTCATACACACCGTCTTGCTTTTCTAGATAATGCCCACATTCTCCACACACAGCTCTTGTATTCATTTTCTTCACTCCTTTTCTATATTATACCACAATTTTGAAAAAATTGCAATAAAAAAGGAGGACTTTCGTCCTCCTTTTATTTATAGAGTTTTCATATCAGCAAGAGCCGCTTCAAGTAAATCCTGCTGGTCTTCTGTTGCTTCGCTTAGTCGGAAGTCAGCAGTACCAAAATAGGTAGAAATGATTTTTTGAATCTTAGCGTAATTTGCATCGGCATTGGGATTATCTTCCCCAACTAGACGCTCAAATTCCACTTTTGCATCTTCCATTACATCAGCAAAGTCACGTTTAGTTTCTTTATTGGTAAGATAACTTGGCAGAGCATCTGTAGCTTTGCCGCCATTTTCAGCGACATCAGCATCAATAGCATCAGAAATTGCATCTACAAGTTGTTTATAACCAAATGGAATACGAGGAGCTAAATGACCATATCGACTACCGGCAGTAATAGTCGGGCTATCAGCCGTATAAAGGAAACGATTACCACGTTTCGTAACTGGGTCGTAATCCTCTACACCAATATAACCAATAATGTCTACTAGAGCATTTACAATATTGGCAGCCATGTTTGGCACATCCGGGCCGACTTTATAGATGGTATTGCCCTCAGCATCTTCCTCGCCTGTGGAAATGTTTTTACTATGCGCTACAATGATAAGACCAAATCCTAGCATTGTAATCTCGCGTAGCGTCTCAGAAAACTCTTTCTTAAACTTTGTAAAACCTTCTCCCCAAGCCGCCGCTTTCAGCTTATCAATACCAAGTTGTTGACAAATATAAGTTTCGCAAGCTGATGCAGCGATACTAATTGTATCAATTACAACAGTATCAAACATTTCTTTAGCTTGAGGCTGATGAAGCTGTTTTACGACTTTCTTGAAATCTAGCCATTTCTGAATTGGCTGGACACGAACAGTTTGATTAGTAATAGCGTTTGTGCCCATCTCGAAGGCACAGACTAGAGCGTGGTCACATTGGCAAGCAAATGAGGTTTTCCCCGTCTTAGGCGCACCATAAATCAACATATACTTGCCTTTCAGTGACCTAGAAATTTCTGGTGGTTTCAAAGAGAAAATATCAATATCTGCCATATTTTATTTCCTCCTTACCAACTACGAGGAGTTTTCTTAGCTGCACTAGAAGCATTTGCCTTCTTTTGACGAGAGGCCTTGGCCTTTGCAATCTCAGTTTCAATACGTTCCTCGCGCATTGCCGCGGCACGACGAAGGTCATCTTCCTCCCAACCACGGTCAACGGGGCCACCACGAGTAATAACTAGTTCACGCTGGATTCCAGAACCGCCAAAGTCGATAGCTTCACCAAATCCATCTTCGATTTCATCGGTAGTAGACTTTTCAACAAAACGATTACGAATATAACCCTCAACCTTTACACTAGAGTCAATATCCCAATTCTTCTTGATAAAATCAACAGCCTTTGGCAAACCAACGGCAAACTTTAGCATATCAAGACGATTCTTATAACCAACGCTAAAACCCTTCAGAATAAGACGACCAGTTTCTTCACCGGAAGAATCAACTTCATCTTCAATGCTACGAAGATAAATTTCATTCTTGAATACGGCCTTCGGCTTGAACTCACCAGTAACCTTGCTTACGAAGCTACCACTAATCTTCCAACCAAATACGCGGTCAGTGCTGCCTGCGGGTTCATAAACATTCTCTTCAATTCGACAGCCACGAACACGAATGCGATCAGCGGCTTCACCATCAGTGCTAATACGGCGAAGATTTAGTACATCTTTGATAGACTTAAAAGCTGGGTTCGGATCACCATTAGTCTTGTACTTCATCGCAATCATATCAACACGAACATCATCATGCTCAGGAACCTTTTCTACTTCTTGGTCAACAGCTACAATAATGTTACCACGAATATATTCGCGGCCATCCTGAGTCTTACCTTCTGTAAGGTCAACTTCGGAAAGAATACCTTCGATAACTACTTCATTATTAGACTGAGCTAGATTCATTTCTTCCATAAACTTCATACCTCTTTCTTACTTTATCTTTCCATTAGAATAAATAAAGGAGAGGGAACTTCCCATCTCCTATATAATTATCAATCGACCTTACATGCCGTGCAAGTCTTAGCTTCCTTTGCACGAAGCTTAGCTTCCTTAGCTGCTTCCTCAGCCGCGATTGGGTCATAAGCAAGACCTTCATCAGTCAGCATATGATAATGAACGGTCTTTGGCTTCTTGCCATCTTCAAGAGTAACTTCCTCAGTATGGTCAGTAGCTAGACCCTTCTTGATTAGTGCATTGATAGAACCGGTAACAGCCTGAACAGAAATACAGAGTTCAGCAGCAATCGCCTGCTTGGTCATTTCCTCACCGGGATGGTTCTTTAGAAACTCGAATACATTGAGAGAATTAGTAGTCATGTTATGTTTTCTCCTTTGATGTTATATCATCATATAATTTATATAAGTTGAAGAATTTATTTTCTCCCTCAACCTTATGTATATATTATACACTAATTTTGTATTTTTGTCAAACAATCGGGTCAGCAAATTTTTCACAAAACTGCTCGTAAGTTGGGGTTGTACCTAATTCTTTGAAAGCAGGCAATGCTATATTATCATAGAGATTTACTGCCGCTTGAATCGCCGCAAGCTTATTCTTATTGTTTGTTTGCGCAATATTCATTGCAATACCAAGGACAAGAATGTCAGAAGAAGTCAATTCTTCATCTGCGATCAACTTTTTACGTAAGTCAATAAACAAGCCACGCAAAACATTATCTTTCTCTGGCGTGATTTTGCCATCCTTATTATATTCTTCTACTTCTTGAATGCTTTCAAGAATCTGAAAGTTCAATGTTAGTGCCGCATTGAACACATCTTTCCATTGCTTATTATACATTATTATCTCCTCAATCCAATTCATCAGCTAATTGAGCCACTTCACTACGTTCAGATTTTACTAGAGTTACTGTGCCGAACAATGGATTGCCAGTTAGTTTCTTTAGCATTTCTACAATGCCGCTGTTGGTTTCAAAGACTTTACTATCACGTTGCTTCAAGTCACCTGCAAACCATACTTCTGAACCTTCAGCCGCACGACCAAGAATAAGCTGAACATGCTGTTTAGTTAGGTGCTCACATTCGTCACAGAAAATAATCGCGCGTTTGAAATCACGACCGCGAATATAACCTAAATGGACAGGCTCAATAATTCGATCTTCAATAAGTCGTACAAGCCCTTCTTCGCCGCCAACATGGTCAGCTACTGCCATGAGGAATGGCCACAACTTCTCATTTTGAGTTCCGGGGAGCATACCTATATCTTTACTATCCTTTACTTGAATAGTATTACGAACGAATATAATTTTATCAAATTTTCCACGCTGAACTAAGTCAATCGCGTGTGCTAGCATAATTAGACTTTTGCCCGAACCAAAACGCCCTAAAGCTAGTTTCACTTTAATATCCGGGTTCTGAAGTAAATCAAACAGCATTTCTTGCTGTGGATTACGTGGCTTTACTTCACCCATAAAATGAGAGCGAATGGGTTTATAGCTAATATCTTGCAGTTCATTATTACTATTCATATGTTGAATAGTAGAGGCGCTAGTATTGATTCTATATTGATTAGCTTGTAATTCATCAATATTAGCGTCTTCATCTTCCACCCAACCTTTACCTTCAGTGATATCATTATGATAAGGGACTAAAGTTTCTTCATTATCATCTAGAGTAATATAATGAATCACTCTAAAGTTGGAACCGATAGCTTCCTTATCTTTAGTTAGCGCGGCTGCCATTAGCATACGCTGAGCTAAGTCATACGTACAAAAGAAAGCAGAGTTTTTTATTTTATTACCGAAATAATAATTATAGAAAGTACGAATAATTTTTCCATCATTAGTATCTGGCAGAAAAGCTAATTCCCGCCTATGCCAAAAATTCATTTTCTTATATGAAAGAATAGCAACATCATTATCTTCAATATAATGTAATGCTTTTCGCGCAGCAAAGGCTTTACTGGAATCCTTACTTTTCTTTAGACCTTCAAGCTCAAGAATAGTATAGTATGTAACATACTCTACACACTCCCCAAAATTATCATGTCCTTGAGCTTGAAAATCTTCAATATTCATTAGAACACTAGTATCAAGAAAATAATGTGTCATAGAATCTCATCCACCATACCTTTCTCTAGCATATCATTAGCAGTTAGATACCACTCTTTTCGCTCAGATTCGCGGTATTCATCTTCTGTGATTTTGGTATTTTCAAGAATATAATCCTTGATAGTTCCTTCGACACGTTCATTAAATTTTACTGTATCCTTTACAGTAGAAGTATTGCCACCAAGGAATACAGAACCTGCATGGATAAGGCCATAACTAAACTTATGACAAAAACGCTTTACATTGGGATTCTTACTGCCTGCACAAAGAATAATACTACCCATTGAACAAGCATAGCCCATGACAATAATATTTAGTGGCTTCTTGTAATTGTCAATTACATTTAGAAGCACAAGTCCGTCATCAATACTTCCTCCTGGAGTATTTAGAATGAGAGTAACAGGATCAGTATTATCATCCTTTTCAAAATTCATTAGCGGGATAATGACAGTTTCAACAATATCATTACCCACTTCACTATTGAAAATAATAGTACGATGACGAAGCAAACTATCATAGTATTGATACAGACAAGGGTCTGTATAATTTTCAATTAGTACATCAATATCATCTGGGTCATAGCTTCTATTTCTCTTCATAAATACTCCTTTTGTAGATTTTTATTCTACTTTTTATTAGTCCTTCTGTTTTCACAGAAAGGGTAATCAATATTATGTAGGATTATTATTATTTTACTTTACATTTTTCATCGACGAGTCCCAACGCCCGCGCGAATACTGCAAGCACAATCCAGTAATTCATTCTTTAATATCGCTTCACCAGAAACAACTTCATCATCATCTTTTAGACTAATTCCCTTCACACCCATTGTAGCGCGACCAGTAGAATTTACACACTCTGCGCTAAAATACAAGATACGTTTTTGAGAAGTAATACAATAGTTTAGTACAGATTCATCACCTGTTAGAATTACAGAAACTACTTCATCATCGTCCTTTAGTTTGATTGCCGTTGTTTTCTTACTGTGCATATTATATTCGGTAACTAACGATTTCTTTACCATTCCTTTCTTAGTAAAAAATACAAGATATTTGGAACTTATAATCGTGTTCGGTTCCATAATAGTTACTACATCTTCGTCAATCGGATAATTCTTTCCAAGTTCTTTATCTTGTAAACTTATTTTACCACATTTTCCATCTTTTGTAAAGTAATACAAATTGCCAAAATTTGTAGCTTCAAATTGGTTTAGAATGTCAGCTTTGGGGAATCGACTTGTACTTTTCGCGCGAATAGCTAATTCACCAGTAGAAAGCTGATAGATATATAGAGGAATTTCTTGTACTGATTCTTTTTCCATTTCCTCAACTTCATTGATTATTTTTGTGCGACGAGCATCACCAAATTCATCAGCTACTTTCTGGAACACTTTGATTAGTTCAGAGTTGAACTTTTCCTTGTTAGTTAGAATTTCATTGATAGAGTTTTGAGATTTTTGATTAGATTTTAGTTCATCTTCAATCTTAATACCTTCCAATCTAATCAGTCTTTGTAGCTTCATATCAAGAATAGCTTTTACTTGAGTTTGAGTAAAGCCAAAACGCGCAATTAGTTTGGTTGTTGCATCAGCAGAATTAGAAGATGAACGAATAATACTTACTACTTCATCAATGTTAGCAATGGTCAGGAGTAAACCATTTAGAATCTCTTCGCGAGCTTTAAGAACATTGATGTCATATTCATATTCCTTGCGGAAGCAAGAAGCAGCATGAGCGAGATATTCTTCTAACGCACGCCTAAAACTAAATATTTCTGGATATCTTCCTTCTCTCAACATTACCATATTGATAGTGAAATGATTCTCCAAAGAAGTATCTTTACACAACTTCTTTATCATTTTCTGAGGATTGACGCCCTTAGAAAGAATAATAGAATAATGCGGGACTAAGCCTGAAGTGTCATCAATTTTTTCCACACCGTAATTCTCATCTTCGTCCACTAACTCTTTAATCTGTTCCGTTATAGTAGAAGTATAAACACCATACGGCATTTCTGTTACTTCAATAGAATTAGTAGATGGCTGATAAGCCATAGTCGCACGTAAACGACAGGCTTTCCCTTTGCCTTGCTTTAGAGACTCGATTACTTCGTCTCGGTTCAACAGAGTCGCGCCAGTGGCAAAATCAGGAAGGCAAATGATTTCTTCGTCAGGTACTCCTGGATTTTGAATCAACTTGATAATGCTATTATTTACTTCTTTGATATTGAACTGAGGCACGCTGCTACTCAGCGATACGCCAATACCTGTTGTACCATTAACAATATTATAGAAACCAATGGATGGCATTACCGTAGGAAAAAATGTAGTATCATCAAAGTTGGGATTCCATTTGTCGATAGTGCCTTTTTCAAGCCCATCATAGATATAAGAAGCTGTTTTACTTAGTCGAAGCTCAGTATAACGAGAAGCTGCTTCATCACCTGTTGTAATAATAGTACCCATGTTGCCTTGACTTTCCTCCAATGGATATCTCATTGCAAAAGGTTTAGCCATGCGACAATAAGTACCGTAACAAGACGCATCACCGTGAGTATAGAAATTGCCTAGGCAGTCGCCTACTACTCGTGCTGACTTTACGAATGGTTTGTTATAAACATTTTTTGTGACTTTTAGCTGTGAATAAATCAACATGCGTGCCGCAGGTTTCAGCATATCTCGAACATCACAAATGGCTCTATCCAGAATAACGGTTCCTGCATAACGAGTAAAGCCATCTTTGATAGTTTGAGTAAGATTTACTTTATTAACCATATACAAACTCTCCAAAATCAATATTGTTAGTTACAAATTCTTTTCGTGGTTTTACGTCGTCACCCATTAGCTGTTCAAGAGTTTCAATAGATTCTTCATCAGGAATTAGTTGCTCTAAATGTTGCCATTGTGGATTGAACATACTATCCTTCAGGTCACGCTCAGCGAGTTGTCCCAAACCTTTTACGCGTGTGATAACTCCTCCGTTTTCTTTACGATTACGGAACTCTTCTTCTGTATAATAATACTCCCTTTTTTCATTTTTGTCAACAATATAAAGTGGAGATTTTAGCCAATAAAGTCGTCCTTCTTGGATAAATTGTGGACAAAGCACTTGTAATGCAACCATAAGTAAAAGTCCAATATTTGCTCCATCAGCATCCGCATCACTCGCAATGGCCAACTTACCATAACGCAACTTAGATGGATTATACGTTTTACCATAAACAATACCTAAAGCCTGTAATAGAATTTTGATTTCTTCATTAGCTAATACATCCTCAATAGAGTTAGTATAGCAATTTATTCCCTTGCCTCTCATAAGAAAGATACCATATTTGCTTGGGTCTCGTCCAATAGACATAGAGCCGCCGGCACTCAGGCCTTCTACAGCAAGCAGAATGCTGTCCTGCCCTAGCTTTTTTGCATCACGTAGCTTATTTGTACTAACAATTTTCTTTTTAGTCGCGGCTACTGCTTCTTTTTCATGATTGAGAATAGCATCCCTCGCCCTCTCCGCGGCACGTTCTGCTTTTGTTACTTTATCCATTAGAGCTACAATACTAGTAAATTCTTTTGGATAATTAGATTGCATTTTCTTTAGCCCCTCAGTAAAAGCCTTAGAAGCTAAAGTACGTAGATTAGCATTATTAATTTTCGTTTTAGTTTGATTAGCAAAGCTTGGATTAGTTACCTTACAGTTGATGACATAGAATAAATTTTCTCTAATTTTGTCGCCATCATAATCACCATTAGAAAGAGAATTGAAGGTCTTTGTAATTGCTGTCTTCGCACCAGTGATAGGAGCACCGCCCTCTGGACAACGAAGACCATTTACAAATACATAGCTTCTTTCTTTTTTGCACCCCCACTGAAAGGCAATTTCTACTGTATCTTGACCATCAGTAATATTAGGAATATAAATAATATGTTGATGTAATGGTTTCTCTACATTATCTTTTACAAAATCTGCAATACCACTTTTAGCACAATAAGTTTCTTTAGTACCAGTAGTCTTATTTTCAATTACAAAAGTAAGCCCTGGATAAAGATAAGAAATATCTTTAATTTCTTGGCAGATTCTGTTATAAGAGTAACCAATATCCCCTTCAGAAAAAACTTCCTTATCAGGAATAAAGCAAACTAGAGTACCATGTTTTTTCTTATCAGCCTTTTCTTCCTTATAAGAAATATTATTGCCTTTTTCAAAAATAGCAGTCGCACGCTTGCCATCACGAGTACTGACAACAGTAAATTTTTCAGATGAAAGACATACACAGCCGCCACCACATCCGTTAAGGCCGCTTGCGTTCTTATAACTATCATGATTAAACTTACCGCCCGTATGAGCTTTGGTATAAATGTCAACTAAGACGTTTGTACCATCTCCTTTTACAAGAAAAGGAACACCACGCCCAAAGTCTTCAACAGAAATTTCATTAGTCTTTTCATCTACTGTGATAATAATTTTATCACCATAGCCTGCGAGTGCTTCATCTGTACTATTATTGATAATTTCTTTGAGAGCCTGATAAGTACCTTCAATATCATTACTGCCGAGATACATATTGATGCGGCGACGTACTCCATCGCGAAAACTCAAGCTTTCAATAGAATTGGCATCATAGCTCATCTCGATTCCCTGCCTCTACTACAATCTGCCAGCCATAAGGAAGATATTGACAACTAATATAAGGCTTGCGACCTGAAATACTCAATATTCTATCAGCTACGATTTCCATAATGACATCAATCTCATAAATATCCTGATCATCTCTCCATCCGTTTTTATGATCATAGGGTAGTCCATAACAAAAAGTTTCTTTCTTAGAGCAATTATCTTGTATATATTGTACAATTTTTCCAGCATAATAAGAATTGATATCACAATAATACATTAGTCATTCTCCTCCTTAATTGGCTTCCAACAAAATACTTCATAATTATAATTTTCTTCCTTCTGTACAGGATACCAAGCTACACCATCATAAATATACCCGTCTACTTTATATTCTGGCATTTCAATTTCTTTATTACAAATAAAGTAAGTAGGAAAAGTAGAATTTAGTAGCTTAGGCGTGACAGTATCGTATACTTTCTTTAATAGTTCAAGTTCAGTCTTATCTTTTGCAAAACGTAGTTCTGTAACGCTAATATGACGCTTGTGTCCATACCCAATCGGCATTTCCCGCTGTGCATCTTCAAGAGAATAAAAGGTCATAACATCATTCCTTTCTTATCTTTATATTTTATTATATCATATAAAAAGAAAAAAGTCAAGTATTACACTTGACTTTCTGCGGCTTAACCAAAAATTTTCTCCCAGGTACAATCCTCGATAGGAATATCATCTCTAAATCCAATTAGCTTAGGATGACGAATACTAAAATCATCTGTGCTCTCCATTCCCGTAATACGAAGTGGATGACCAATCCACTCATTAGGATTATCACGCATACTGAATTTAATTTCATCAGGAATACCAGCTAAATCACAAATCTTCACCAATTTATTATCTTTATAAGCTCCGCAAGCAATACTTCCTGGCGTGCCATAGAAGTAATTTTTAGTAACTGGTTCCAGGCAGGAATTTCCCGTAATATAGCTATGATAAAGATTCTCATTATATTTAGTCCCATACTTAGTATCTTCCCAATATGTCCAATTTTCTACATCTTTTCCTGTATAATTACGGGTAGGAGGATTCAATCCCATACACACAACATCAATATCTTGTGTGAGTTCTTTCTTTAACTTCATGCTTTTTCGTGCAGGACGTTTTCCTGGCTCAGGCTTACCATCTTTACGCTGTAAGACTACGCCTTCGCCGCCACGAACTAGTACATCAGCTAACAGCTTGTTTGCATTTTTAGCTTCATAATAGCGTGCCATTTCAATAATGGAAGAATAAGAGTCAATACCACGTGACTTTAGCCAAGCATAAAGTTTTTCAATGCGTTGTTCCATATAAGTATCCATAAGAGAATAATTATCAATCATCCATGCATCAAAGATGTAGAAACGTAACGGATTATCTTTTTGTCGTTCAACGGCTTTCTTAGGTAGACAACGTAGAATAGAGCCAACATCATGGTCACAGCCGCCAGGATAATAAAGCTCCCCAATTACAAAGCAGTCCCCTTCGCCCATAAGCTTGTGCATGTATTCAGCTACTAGCGGGACTTTAGCTTTGATGTCAGTATATGTGCCAGTCACCTTACTGATACCACGGGTTTGAATTTGAACTTCTCCATCCTGTTGAATATAAACCGCCCAATTACCATCTTTCTTTTCAGAGCAAATATAATTACCGCTACTAATAAGAGTTTGAGATAACTGTTTGATTTTCTGCCGGTCGTAGCTTACTGGCGGCGCCCAATACTTTTCACGTTCAATGTTAAATAGATTCATCAGTAGACTCCTTTCTAATGCGATTGATTAGTTTGAAAATATCATACATTGGCTCTGCGGCGGAACAGTCAACATCCCCATTACAAGTAGCCGAAGTATAATTATAAATAATTTCATACCAACCTCTATAATTATCAAGTTCTGTTTCGCTACTGTGCTTCTGCTGTTCGTTTGTTAGATGATTGACGTAAGATTTGATAACAGCCATAGCTCTATAACAATCATCTTCAAAAGAATCAACGTCTATCACGAAGCGCTCAATCCTTACAGGATACACTTCCGTGAACCGCATCCTTAAAGTAAGCAGTTCCCGCTCAAATCGAACGTCAGTAACGATAAACCATTTATATTCACTACTCATAAATTTGATAAGATCACAAGTAATGTTAGTCCAAATATCTGGATTATTCTTTTCACGCAGCTCTGTGCCCACTTTTTGTAATAAACTGCGGCCAGCTTCATCCTTCTCACCATTCCAACCAAAATAAGTTTTAGCTGTATGTTTTAGAACATCAGCAAAAGCAATTAGGCATACTTTTTCATTGAAAGAACATTCAATATAGTTTTTCAATAAGTTAGCATAAAAGTTTTTTCCACTTTCAGCTTTTCCACTAAGTGCTATGATTTTCATTTATAGCTCCTTTACTGTGTATATTTTACAAAACCAACGAGGAATAGAACTAGAAATAATCATTTTGTCTTTTGCAATACATTCCTCTATAACAGTTTCTTCTATTCCAACTCGTCTTGCTTTATAATATTTACAATAACTACATTTAGGATGTTTTTTTCGCCAATCATGTACCTCTTTATCCATTTTCAATATCCTTTCTCATAATATCGTTCATACAATCATAAGCAAAACTCAATTCTTCACCTTCATATACAGTTTGAAGAATATCAACAAGATTTTCAGCAGCTTTGAAGGCAGAAATATCTTCATTTCTATACCTTACGTTCATATCATACCACAATTTTACCTTTTTGGCAATCTGTTGTTGTCTTTCTTTTTTCATTTTTATTACTCCTTTTCGCGCTATTAGTTTGTAAAAACTTTATAAGCAAATAAGTAAATAACAGTAATTATTTTATTTACCTTACTTTTATTATTTACTTGCTACTTACTTTCTTCTTATCGCTCTCATTTAGATATATTGAGTCCTTTATATAAACTGTTCGCCTTCCCAAGAAGGGAAGAAAGTAGAACATCCATGCTCTACTCTAGCAAGCGCTCCAGCCAACTTGCTGCTCTCCGGCCCCAACCCCAACAATACATTTCTGTCTCCTCTTCGGAGTTTTACTTCGCGTGGTACGAAGATTGACGATTTGTAGATAAAAAGAAAAGGAGCAAGCGGTTAGCTTACTCCTTTGATTGCTAATTATTATTTTAGCGTATCACTTTCCCGTAGTAGCAGAAAAGCGTAACTACTAAAATTGACAGTTATTTAGCTTGTATCAACCGCGTGAAAATTTTGAGTACACTAAAAAGACCCACGCGGCTATCTACTGTAACCGACATCACTTTATAGCAGCGGCTGATGTGTACCTTTTACGTTATAGGTGTTACGGCTCACCACGGTACTTCACCGAACTTCTTGTGCTCTAAGACTGGTTACTTAGACTTGCGCAAGCTCAAGCTTTTGCCCGATTAGCTTATAACGGTCGGCCACCCGCCAGAAATTGAATCGTCAAATTTCTGGAAATATATAATTATACTCCAAAAAGCCTTTAGATAACTAAAGGCTTTTCAGATTCTATATTCTTTTCTTACTTTACATTTATATTATACCATAAATTTTGAAAAAAGTCAAAT